TATGCGTATCGAAAAACGATTAGGACATAAATTAAATGAAGTTGACTTTTAGGCGAGAGTTCCACTCTTGTCTTTTTTTTTTATTTCCAGTTATATAATAGAAAGGAAGGTATTATATTATGAACCTTAAAGAAAAATTTATTGAAAAACGTGACGCTACTATTGAATGGGTAAGCAACCACAAGATTGAAACTATTGGGTTTGTAGTTGCGACTGTAGCAGGAGTATTTGCTGTGAAGAATGTTATGGATACTAATAAAGTTGATAAGACTTTAGAATTTGTTCCAGAAGATATTGATAACGAAACACCTGTTATTGAAAAACGTAACTCTGACACAGATTTTTGGTCTGGTGATATGTGGCAGTTCAAAGAACGTGACGAAGACAAAATTATAGATTTTTGTGAGGAAAATGCGATTAGTTATAATACAACTTACGGACAAGAAGGTTATACTTACGGAGGAAAAGACTTTGATATTAATGGAGAATTGGTGTTTAAAGAAGAGTAATTTCTGAAGAAGGTTTAATCCTTCTTTTTTTTTATTTCCGCTAGTATAATAGGGAGAGATACCCCTAACTATAATTATTTTTATAAGGAGTTATTTATTATGACTAAAATTATTTCACACGAAGAATACTTGGAAACATTCTACAATGATGATGACACTATTGTTAAAATCAGTGCGAAAGAACTACAAAAAGCTGAAAGTAAAGCTTGGCAGTTCGGATTCGATGCTGGATTAATAACAACAGGTTTAACATTGTTTGTAGGATTTCTAGCGTATATATATGTTGATAAGAAAAATACAGGAAGGAATTTGAGTAACTTTATTACAAAAAATTTAGGAAAATAATCTAAAAACTGAATACTGGTTTCTACTGGTATTCTTTTTTTTATTTCCGCTAGTATAATAGGGAGAGATACCCTAATTAAATATTATTTATAAGGAGTTATTTATTATGACTAATGTAAGATTTAAAGGTACGGACAAAGATGTTATGGAAATTGTTACAAGATGTGCTGCTCAACCAGTACAAGGTGGACGATACGTACATGTCGAAGACGCGGTTAAATTGTCAAAATCTGGACTAGAATTTGGTAAAGATATTGGTAATATTGAACGTGATAGAGATATGGCACTTATCGCACTTGGTATTACGTTGTATGGTGCAGCTTGGATGGCCTATGACTACTTTAAAGACGATATTAAACATGGTTTTAGTAAAATAAAAGACAAATGGAGTAATATTAAGAAATAATCTAAAAAGGATATTAGTTTCGGCTAGTATTCTTTTTTTTTTTAGAAAGGATATTGTTATGAGAAATGAGTTTATTAATAAGGTTTACGAGAAACTAAATCCTGTTGTTAATCGTTGGGCTGTGGAGAATGAGAATTGTGGTAAGGTTGTTGATTATTCCAATGTCTTTCGTAGTGATAAATACCGTGAAGATTATTGGGGCGTTAAGGTTATATGTAAGAATGATTACCGTATTTCATTTCGATTCTATACTGTTGATGTTAATTACAAGCAGATTAAGATTTTTAAGGTTGAGGTTGATGGCCCTGCTATTGTAACAAATTCATATTATTCTACACCTTTAGGTTATCGCATTCCAACCACAACAGATACTTTTTCTAATAGAAGTTGGATTAGTTTTAGCGAAGGTCAATTTGATGTTGACGATGATAGTTGGGTTAACGATGTATTAGAATGCTTAAATAAATGGGTAAACGAAGATAAAGCTAACGTAGAAGGGTTGAAGTGATATTATGAAGAAATTATGGCGTAGTGGAATGATTGATAAGAAGGTGCTTAGAGAGCGTGAGCAAGCGGAATATGTCAATCGATTAGAGAGAACTATCCTTGAGTTGAGTAAACCAGATATTGATGATTTAATTAATGATACTGTCGATAAACCTTTAACGCCTGCAGAATTTGTGAAAAAATGGGGCGACTACGATGCGATTAAACAAGGCGATAATGTCACATTAGAGTTTGGCGAAGGACAATCATTTGTGCGTCTAAAGGATAGTATAAACGACACGTATTCTCGTTGGTTAAAGAATCGCAAACCATACGATAGTGATATTAAGTTTGAGAAGAATACATTAAACGAGATTCGTAAAACTAAAGGATTTAAGGAGAAATAATATGAAAGAAAATGTAGAAGTTGTTGTTAAAGTTGGATTGACTGGTAATGAAGAGAAACTTATGATTATTACTACCACAAGTAGAGATAATGTAAGATACGATACGCTCGATTACGGTGCTACTGGATTTTATAGATTACAAATTAAAAAAGCATCTATTATATCTACTGAACATAGAGAATGGAATGTTGAGTATGGTAAGGAATATTATCAGACTAGAGAAGAAGAATTGTGGGTAATTGAAAGGCCTCGTCCAATTGAGTTTTATATTACTCATACGAAGAATCGTGATGATATAAGAAGCGAGTCTATTAGATTTGATAAAGATGAGGAAGAGTAAGATGCAAGTAATACACGTATTGTATGATAAGAAGAATGACGCCCTTGGTATTGTAGAAGTAGGCGATAAAGACCTCCCAGAGGCTCTGAGAGACGCTGTAGAGTGGCGTTATGAGGGCCGTAGGTATTCCTACAGGTCTTATTTTAGGGCCAACAGAGGGCAAAAGAACGAGTATTTAGACGTTATTATGAAGGAGTATTAGGAGGTATTCAGATAAACGATATCGTACGTTTGAGGGTTTCAATAGTCCTATTAATGATTACAATGTTCGTATCGAGTTGAAGAATGGATACAATATTGGAATTGCTATTGTGACTAGTAAATCTAGGGAGGAATATATGACAACTAAGATATTGCAAATATATGCGACTGGGCCTGGTGTTAAGAAGGTTGATAGAGGTAATGGATGTATCGACACATATCCTGCTAGAGTTATGAAAGAACGTATCATGTTCGTTGATGGTGAATTTGATATTGATGGTGTTGATTTTAATTTAGACATTCTTAATTTCTTGAATAAATACGCTGAGATGGAGAAGGCAGAAGTGGAGGTTGTTGATTAATATGGATATTCTACAATATTTTAATGAGAATGCGAGTAAGGAAGAGTGGAAGTTAGTTCAAGATGTTTATAATCGCGAGCTTGTGGAATTATTGAAAGAACTTGGCATGGAAGGTAAGAAAGAGTTTAACCTTGCTGAGTTGTCTGTTATTTATACACGAACTTGTCTTGAGAAGGATTTAGCACTAGAAGAGTTATATGACCGAGAATATGGTTATGGATATATTTCTGGCATTAAGGCAAGATATATTGATGATTTGCGAGACACATTGGAAGAATACAAGGAGGAAGAGAACAATGGATAATGAATCTATTTTAGAATATTACACTAATAATGCAACACCAGAACAAACAAGACTGGTTAATACTGTTTATAGTTGTGATTACATTAAAGCTCTTATGGATTTAGGTTTTAACGGTAGAAAAGGATTAACTATGGACGAAGTATATCTTTTATTTCTAACAAATAATCTTGAGAAAGATTTGGATGCTATGCAAGAACGAATGTTGGATTTGTCTGTAGGAGATAACAAAGAAACATTTAAAGAGTTTATTGACGGTATGGAGTTACGTTATAATCATATTGTTGAACTTAATGGAGGAAATATAGAATGATTGAAAGTTTGATTTATACATTGTTAACTATTGGTAATTCGTTGTTTGATGCGTTTGTATTTATGTTTGGATGGAATACAGTTGTGCATCATATTGGATTCCCTACGATAGGGTTTGGTTTGAGTTACGGTATTTGTCTCTTTATTGGGTATGTTAAATCGAATGAAAGTGGTTTGGACGATGAAGAAGATAGAAGAGCGTATATTAGGAATAAAGTTTGTATGGCTATTGCTAATAATATTGTTTATCTTGTATTGTTCGTTGTATTTAAATGGTTGATGGGGTATTGATTATGAATATTGAAATGGTTAAGAAACAGTTTGCCTTGTTCTATCCTGTGGCTATGGGGTGGATTGCGGATAATATTAAACATATTGAGAGTTATTATGTTACATTCCCTCATGAGACGGATGATACGATACATGGTAATAATTGTAAGTTTTCTATCGATATATGTATATACAATGGTGATAGATTAACGCTTGATTGTTCTTGTATATGTAATAGCGAATATGAATTTGGTGCACTTTATTCTGAACCGACCTTAAAACATTTTAATAGCTGGTCTGGTGGTGGTAAATTAGTTGAACCTTATATCAAGATTGGTAATGATAATATTAATGTTTTTATTGAAAGATTAAATGATGAACTAGCTAAGATTGTTGGATAGGAATTATTAAAAGGGAGCTCGTTATATACCGATGCTTCTCTTTTTATTAAGATTGAAAGGAATATTGTTGTTATGACTTGGGAATATGGTATTATGAATGTGTTGTTGTGGTTAGGATTTTGCTTTTTTATTGTTGGATTGGACATGAATTTCGAGATAGAAGGCGAGAATATGTTCATTTGGCTTGCTGAGAGAGCGATTCTAGGGTCGTATTTAATTGTTACGAACGTGATTGTAGGGGTAAAACGCGCTGTAAAGGCTGGATTTGAGCTTGTTACAGTGGTTATTGCCTGGATAAATGCTAGATTTTGGGATGAGGAGGAGTGAAATTGTATGGAATCTTGTATTAATATTGTAATAGATGGGGTTGAAATGCCTATTTATGGCAATTATGAGTACGTTTTTTATGATAAATTGGGTTGTTATGTTGTGGATAAGCCTATTTCAATGAACACAAAGTGTCGTTTGGATGAGGATATCCAGGCTAGATTCGATGATATTAGTAAAAATATGTATAATCACTTGAATTTTAACGAGTTTCCACCTTGTAGAGAGGGGTGGAATGAGACATTTGAGCACTTAAAAAAGTATTTTGGGTACGATATTGTGGGTTTGGAAGTACTAAATACGTTCTATTTTACCTTTGAAAGACTGTTTATGTTGTATGCAAATGATATAAATGCTAGTTTTTGGGGGCCAAATCACGATTATTTTGAGAAATATGAGGTGTAAAATGAAGGTAAACCTTACATGCCATGTTAGAAAACCTCACATGAGATGTTAGAAAATGGGTGAATTTATTGATTTTTTCAAAGACCTCTCACTAAACTCGTCAGAATTATTACTAATCTGTAGTCACATTTGGGGTAAAAAAGGGGGTAAAAAGGGGGTATTTTGGGGGTGTTTTTGGGGTAAATGTGACTACGTTTTACCAATAAGTGCGAACGAGTGATTTTTGGAGTTTGTGGATTTTGGGTAAAAAACGGGTAAAAATGACCTATTTTGGGGTAAAAATGGGTGTTTTTTGTGGATTTTTGGGTGTTTTTTATATATTTCCAAATACTTTTCATGGAAAATTTTTCTATAAAAAATATAGAAAAAAAAATATAAAAAAGTTTCTGAGCAATTTACAAAAGATTAGAAAAACATTAGAAAAAGGAGAATATCATGTTAGATAAGCTAAACAATGAAAATATTATGCAAAAGAGGATTAAAGTGTATGATAAGTTCCAATCAAAAGAGATTGGTCGTTTAAATCCGTATTACAATTATAGGATTTTTGCATTCAATAGATACAATGGTAGATTCTTAAAAGATAGAGAGATTGATTTGGTATGTCGGTTCTTTATGTATTTTATAACAGATAACCGTTTGTCTATTAGCGAATGTATGTATAGAATAGCAGACCATTTAAAATATAAACAAACACTTTATGATATTTTAGACAAGTTATATATAAATTTACAAGACATTACTGAGTATGATAGATATATTATGTATATTTATTGTACCAACAATTATAAGATAGATTCTACTGTAAATGTGATGAAACGTCGTCATCATGATGAAAAATATATTATTGATGATATCGAGCATGCATTGGAAGTATTTGGTATTGCTAATATTGTGTGGCATGATGAATATGATAAATTTATATACGACAATTATAAAATTTATTATGATAAATACGATTCTGAGAAATCACTCGATGTGTTAGAGATGCGAAGATTTGCTAAAGATACAACTCATGGTCTTGGAGACCCTGCTATGTTTTCTGTAAAAGACTCAACTTTTAAATACTTTTTAGAAAAATATGGTACAGATTTTATCTTAGAAAATTATTACGACAGGTATGAACGTTATGCGAAATTAGGGAGTTACGGGATTATGTTAGATTCATTAAAGAGAAACGAAGATGATATTAGAGTAGAACGCGTGCAAGAGCTTGTTAATAAAAAATGGCCACTAGCCCTAATTCAACGAGAAATGGGATTCTCTAGTCGCTACGCTCTTAAACGATATCTAGATAAATACGATATCGATTATAGTGGATGTATTAATCGTTCTGGTCGCCCTAGAGGTTCGTTCAAAAACACAACAGCTCGTAATAAAATTTATGAAGACTTTTCTGTAGGATTAGTTCCTGACACAATCTACGACAAGTATAAAGGACAATATAGCAAACGTAGTATCGACCGTATCTACAATGAGTGGAAAGAGGACCAGGCAGGCTTTAAATCTTAAAAACCGCACATATTTTTGCCTTTTCCACTTCTCTAATAGAGAGGAAATAGGAATTTGCCCTATTTCATTCTTTAGAGTAGGTGAAGTCTCACTACTCGTTTCATTTTTTATCATAATATATTATGACAAACAATCTAAAATCTGCTAAAATACAAGATTATACAGTTAGACGCGTCAGAATACGTCTCAGAAGCCACAGAATAGCGTATATTCAACGTTAAGGTATATCGTGCACAATTATACCAGAAACGCGTAAAACGGCTTATACGGCCTCTCAGAGCCTCTCAGAGGCATTCTAAAATAACTGCATTTTTACGTATTTTTAGAAAGGAATTCCTGAAAATGAAAGATTACTACACACCTCAAGAGCTAGCCGAGGTTAGTGAAGAATCACAAGACATTCTTATGCATATTGGTACGGCAACGTCAGGACGATATCCTAAAGGTTCTGGTAAGAATCCATATCAACATATGTCACCAGGTGACCTAGAATGGATTCAACGACACCAACGTCGTCTTAAAGAATTTAAGGCTCAAGGTCTTGACAGTAACGAAGTGTATAAGAAAATCGCAGACCTAGAAGGTATGTCTGTCAATGCATTACGTAGTAAAATCAATATTATGCGTGAACAACAACGCCAATATAATACTGAGCTTGCTAAGAATATGCATGCAGATGGACGACCTGTACGGGAAATTATGGAGAAGACTGGTTGGTCTGAGACAAGTGTTCGTAAGGCTCTTAATCAAGAAACCCTTAAAGAACGTGCTGACCGTATCACAACACAAGAGCTTGTAGCTAGACTCAAAGAGTCTGTAGCACAAACAGGATATCTTGATGTCGGTGAAGGTGTCGAAGCACAACTAGGTGTATCTGAAGACCGTCTTAAGTCTGCTCGTCGTGCGTTGGTAGATACTGGCGAGTACGCATTTTATAAAATTAATGTACCAAATGCCACTAATCCAATGAACAAACCCCAAACTGCTGTGCTTACTACTGCAGATAAGACAATTAAAGATGTCTATGACAACAAGGATAAGATTCGTTCCACTAAATATCGTGCAGATAGTGCTGGAACAACAAATATTCAAAAACTACAAGATGTAACTAGTATTCCATGGAACCGTCTACAAATTAAGTATGCTATTCCAGAAGGTGAGAAAGGTCATGGTACTGATAAGGATGGAGAAACACAAGATGGTGTTATGTATATTCGTCCTGGCTCAAAAGATATTAACTTAGGAGGCAAAAAATATGCCCAGGTTCGTATCGCTGTAGGCGACACTCACTATCTAAAAGGTATGGCTATTTATGGAGACGATAAGATGTTTCCAGACGGTGTCGATGTTATCTTTAACACAAACAAGAAGAAAGGTACGCCTAAAGAGGATGTGCTTAAACCATTGAACCTTATTGATGGTAAGATTAATCAAGACGACCCATTCTCTGCCGCAGTTAAACGACAACCACCTCTTCTAGATAAGAAAGGTAATCCTGTTGTTGATAAAGTTGCAACCGCTGCTGAAGAGAAACGTATTGGTCATAAGCTGTCCACTCCTATCTACAAAGTTGGTAAGGTTAATATTGTCAACGAAGAAGGAGACTGGAACGATTGGTCTAAGACTTTGTCATCTCAGTTCCTGGCTAAACAACCTCGTCCTGTTGTTCGTGAACGTCTACGTACTACATTAAAAGAACACGATACAGACTACGATGAAATCATGAAGGTAGATAATCCTATAGTTAAACGTAAACTATTAGAAGATTATATTCAAACTACCGAGTCTAAGGCTGTACATATTAAAGCCTCAGCTCCTGCTGGTTTCCGTGGTCATGTATTGCTACCAGTTCCTAACATGAAGGAGAACGAAGTATTCGCTCCTCGTTATGAAGATGGTACTCGTGTTATCTTGGTACGTTATCCACACGCTGGTCGCTTCGAAATCCCTGAGCTTATTGTAAACAACAAAGGTCCAGGTAAGAAATTAATTGGTGGTGATTCGCCTGATGCTATTGGTATTCATCCAAAGGTAGCAGGTAAACTATCAGGTGCCGACTTCGATGGTGACGTAGCTTATGTTATTCCTAACAATGAAGGTAAGTATAAGTCTGCTCCTATGCTCAAGGAGTTGAAAGGGTTTGACCCTAAGAAATACAAAGACCCAGCAGGTTCCTTCAAACCTATCAGTAAAGAATATCAACAGAAACAAATGGGTATTGTATCTAATCTTATTACTGATATGACTTTGCGTGGTGCGTCCAATGAAGAGTTAGCTCGAGCAACAAAACATTCAATGGTTGTTATCGACGCATATAAACATGGGCTTAACTATAAACGTAGTGAAAAAGAAAACCGTATCCCTGAACTTCGTAAGAAGTATATGGAACACGTAGATAGAATTGATTACGATAAACTTTCTTATTACGATAAACGTACAAGAAAAGAATTAAAAGTAACCGATTTAAATAAATTAAATAAAGATAAAGATGGTATATCTTTAGGTGCATCTTCTGTATTATCTCGTAGAAAACAAACAGTAAAAGTTGGTGGAGAGAATGTAGAAATCATTGACAAGAATGGTAGGAAGAAGGTCGTCAACCGTGGCGGCATCGATGTGCCTATCACCTCTGTCATCAAGGATGCCTCGGTCTATCTCGGACCAAAGGCTGCTCCTGTAGAAAAAGAATACGTAGATTACATCAACAATCTTAAAGCTCGTCAATCAAAAGCTGAGTCAGAGCTTGCATCTATTAAGACTCCGAAGAAGAGTCCTGTTGCTGCTAAGATTTATACAGATGAAGTTAACTCCCTCAATGAGAAGGTCAAGTTAGCTAAGCTTAATAAACCTAGAGAAAGACAGGCTCAGATTCTAGCTAACTCTAACATCCAACGAGAACTGGACAGAGCTACAGCTAACGGAGAAGAACTATCAAAGGCTGACATTAAAAAGCTTAGAGCTAAAGCTATTACTGCAGCCAGAGAAGAAGTAGGTGCACACAGAAACCCTGTTAAGATTACTGATATAGAATGGGATGCAATACAAGCTAATGCTATCTCTACTACTAAGCTACAGGAACTAATCAAGTACATGGACAGTGACCAACTCAAGAGCTTGGCTACACCACGTCCTACAACTACACTCTCTAAAGCTAGGGCTGATAGAGCGGCTGCTATGATAGCTAATGGTCACACCTATGCTGAGGTTGCTAAGCAGCTTGGTGTTAGTACCTCTACTATCAACCGCTATGTCAACCAGTCCTAGTCACTACAGTCTAGTACACACTACACTGTACCACTACTACAACTAAGGAAGGAGCACACAGTCATGGCACTGACTACTAGTGACAACCCCTACTCACCACTAGACCAGTACGAACAGTGGAGACAGTGGGATGAAGAGCATGGCTACTACCTCGAACGCTACCTCGCTCGCATCTACGACACCAAGCTAGGCGCACAACCATGGTTGAATGATGACGAGGCATGGGCACTGGCAGAGGCAGAGGTCCTAGAGCACAACATCTGGGGCAACATTGTGTACGTTCCATCACCTAAAGAGGATGATGAACCACAACAAGAGCTACAATACGATGCAGATGGCGATCTCATCTATACAGATGATTAATCATCAACCCAGACCATAGGGGGGGGTCGAAAAAATAACCACCCTCCCGTCATCGTCCGGGCTCTCGAAAATTTCCCCGTTGCAAAAATTTGAAAACTGATTTTAGGTCTATACCTATTTCAGTCATGCACACTAGCCATATTTACAGGTCTAAACACACTATGTAAGCAATACTGTGTTAAAAACAATGCGGGTTTCATCCTTTCTCCGTACGTTTCATTCCTTCTGAGTTAAATTTGGGTTTTATTATGCTGGTTCTATGTCGTTGGTACGGCTAGTGTGTGTGGTTGAGATAGGTATGTCTCAAAAACTATACTAAAAGTAAGGAGAAACCCATGTATAATCACTACAAAGTGATTGCACCAGCAGGTGTAATTGTACGTAAAGCACCAGTAGACGACACAACAAGTGAGGATGTACTTCCTGAAGGTACACAGTTCAAAGGTCGTGAAACTGCTGATGGTAAATTCATCGAACTCCTACAAGGTGGCTTTGTTGCTAACTCAGAATTCTCTGTAGAACAAGTCTATCTTGCAAGCAAGGAAGCTGACGCTGAATAGGAGCTAGAGTATGGATGAAACACTACAACCAAAATTCCAGGGACGGACCCCTGAACAATATGACAAGAAGATGCAAGCACTCGCAATGCAAGTATCCGAAGAGCGTCTCCGTAATGGTGAAGCAAGTTCAGCCGAAATTGTGTTTTGGTTAAATCGTGCTTCCCCTACTAATCAACTAAAAGAAGAAAACTTAAGACTACAGAACGAAATGCTCCAGGCTAAAACTGAAGCTATCAACTCTGAACGTAAGTCTAACGAGGCGTACACGGAGGCAATGCGTGCTTTCGCTGGATATTTACCTTCACACGACAAGGAAGAAGGAGACGATTGGCTTGAAGGAGAATTCATGGAAGGTTAGGTCAGCAGAACTAGCCCTCAACAAGGAAGATTGGAATGCTAGACTAGAATATCTAATATTATTAGATGGTAATGCTACTTCTCCACGTCACATGTCCAATCGTTTCTACAAGTCGCGTGAATGGATGCGCGTGCGAGATGAAGTCATCGAACGAGACCTAGGTTGCGACCTTGGCATCTTAGGATTACCAATCGAAGGACCTATTATCGTTCACCATATCAACCCTTTATACGAGGAGGATATCGAGAATTGGAATGTCGAGAAACTCTTCGATAAAGACAACCTAATCTGTTGTTCTATTGCGACACACAATACAATTCACTATGGTAAACCCAAAGAGGAAGAGTATGTCGAAAGAACACCAGGCGATACAATTCTATGGGGTAAATAAATGTCATCTATTTTACAAGATGTTGTCGAACGAGCACCATCGTTGACAAAAGATTTGGTTGTTGATGGTCAGTACGTCTTCTCAATCGAGTCACTAATCTCAACTGCGTTCCTTACACTCAAACAAAATGGTTTGGTAATGGAACAACCTGAGTGGACTGGTGATTGGGACAAAGACGTCAAAATGGAATGGGAAGATGTCGACAATGAAAATCTATTGGAAACTGGTAAACAGTATGTCGTCCAATATATTATGCTGATGTTTGACCCACCACCATCGCAACAACAAACAATCTTAGAAAAATCCCTAGAGCATCTTTTATGGAGGATTAGAATGGAGGTGGAGAATGGCGACTCCTAACGTGAATGAAAATCTTATTTCTACACCACAACATGCCTCTAATGATATCCAACATTGGGGTGTTAAGGGTATGAAATGGGGTATACGCAAAAACAGAGCTAGTGGTTCTAGCACTGCTATTAATCCTAAAACTGGTTCTATCATGCGACGTTTTAGGAAGGTTGAAAACCCAATAGTAGTAAAAGAACGAGAGCGTCAACAGAAATTTGTAAAAGAATACTACAACAGAGACAAGATGTCTGTTAAAGCCATTAAAGCACGTACTGACCGATTGAATGCGGAGTATGCTTTTAAGAAAGCTATCGAGCAACCAATTGTCGAAAAACAAAAAGCAGCTGCAGAAAAAAGAGCAAGAAGAGCAAAACTTGCTATTAAAATTGCTGGCGGTGCTGCTATTGGTGCTTTGGTATATTCTGGTATTAGAGCAAAACAGTTAAGTGGGTCAGAGCCTAATCTCGGACAATTTAACTTAAAAAGAGATGGTGGTACCATTACTGGTAAACGTAGCGATTATAACGATTACTTGAATGCTGTTAAAAAATACAAACAAGCTAAAGATACTGTTAAACTTATCAACAATGCTGCTAGAGTCACTGTTGGCGTTCTACAGGGTAAAATCTTAAAGAATAGTGCTTTAGAAGGTGAAGAAGTTCTTCAGCACCACGGTATCAAAGGTATGAAATGGGGTAGACGTAAAGCTACAAACACTGGTTCGTCTGCAACAATCGTAAATCCTAGAACTGGAGGACTCCTTCGTAAGTTCCGAAAGAAAGATACAACGGTATCTGGTATTCAACCAAGTAAATCTGATAAACGCAAACAACTCGCCAAACGCATAATTACTACTGCTGCTTTGGCTGCCGCTACTGCAGGAGCCGCTTATGCCGTTAATAAATATGCGAGACATAGAGCAATCTATCATAAAATTCCTAAAAAGAATTATAAGTTGAAACAGCCTTTATCACATAAACTTATTAAAAACGGTTTAGGATATCGTGCTCCTAACGGACGAGTTAATAATATCGGCGATAAAGTAGGGATTTACTACGACGGTAATCGTAAACTAAAATACGACCCACATGCTAGCATTAGAGAACTAGAACATAGAGGTCGTCCTAAATACGTTCCTAAGTTTTATGGCGATAAACCATCATCTAGTTATGTTGAGGGTGTGATCAAAAATACATTCTCAGGGTCTCAACCTAAATATCGTTATAAAGGAAAAGTCAAACGTAAGACAACAATTCATTCGCGTACTTTAAACGAAATAAGATACAAAAAATAACGGAGTAACTTATGTTATCTAATACTATGGTCCCGAAATATTATGGCGAGTTTCGCGACTCAGTTCTAAGAGGCGAGACTAGAGTATGCGAAAACATCTCACTCCAAATGAACAGGATTGATGATGATATCGCTAATCCTGACTATTTCTACGACCCTAATGCGATTGATGGTTATGTTCGTTTCTGCGAAGCTGAACTTACTCTAACCGATGGTACTGACTTGACCCTCCTTCCAACATTTAAGATGTGGGCTGAGGATTTATTGTCGTGGTATTACTATTCGGAAGAAGACACGATTGACCCAGCTACTGGGCGTCGTATTACAGTTCGCAAGAAGCGACGTCTTCGTAATAAACAATATTTGATTATCGCTCGTGGTAACTCAAAATCACTTTACGAGACAACCATTCAAGCATATGGTCTATTAACTGATACAAAGACAACACAACAAATCACAACCGCACCTACAATGGCTCAAGCTGAAGAGGTTATGATGCCTTTCTCAACTGCCATTGCTAAGTCTCGTGGTCCGTTGTTCTCTGTATTAACTGATGGTTCTAACAAGTCCCGTTCACAGTACACACAAGCTAAATTGGCATCAACTAAGAAGGGTATCGAGAACAAGATTACCAATTCATACGTTGAGATTCGTCCAATGCGAATTGATAAATTACAAGGTTCTCGTGCCAAGTATTGTACTGTCGATGAGTGGCTCTCTGGTGACGTTAAGGAGGACGTTATCGGTGCGCTAGAACAATCAGCAGCCAAAGGTGGTGTGGACGACTACATTATCTTGGCAGTATCCTCCGAGGGTACAGTTCGTGACTCTGTAGGTGACTCAATCAAAATGGAATTGTTGAAAATCCTACGAGGTGAATACGAAGACCCTCATACATCAATCTGGTATTATCGTCTAGATGACTTGAACGAAGTGAATGACCCTTCAGCCTGGGTTAAAGCCAGCCCTAATATTGGAGTAACTGTATCTTATGACGCTTATATGCGTGACGTAAAACGTGCAGAAGCCAACCCTGCTACAAGGAACGATATTCTTGCTAAGCGTTTTGGTATCCCAGTTGAAGGTTACACTTACTTCTTTACTTACGATGAAATCCAAAGACACCCTTATCAGAACTATGACAAACTGCCATGTTCTATGGGTATGGATGCATCACAAGGGGACGACTTCTGGGCATTCACTTGGGTATTTCCTTTGGGTGGAGAGAGGTTTGGTATCAAGACAAGGTCTTATGTATCTGAATCCAAGTATCAGAAACTCCCTTCTGCCACAAGACACAAATACGATGAATTACAGCAAGAGGGTACTCTGGTAATTATGCCTGGCTCTCTCTTGGATTGGGTGGCAGTCTACGAGGACGTGCGTGATTATATTCATGAACACGACTGGGCTATTCTGTCATTCGGATTTGACCCTTACAACGCTGGAGCTTTCGTTGACCGCTGGTGTATGGAAAACGGTGAGTATGGTGTTGAAACAGTACGACAAGGTGTTAAGACTGAGTCTGTGCCGTTGGGTGAAATCAAAGCACTTGCTGAGGCTCGACAGTTGATATTCGACGAAGAGCTGATGAAATTCGCCATGGGTAATTCTGTAGCATTACAGGATAACAATGGTAACTACAAATTAGATAAGCGTCGCTCTGATGAGAAAATCGATAACGTGGCTGCACTTATGGATGCCTGGGTTGCGATGACTCGTAATAGAGAGATGTTTATGTAGAAAGGTGAACATATGTCGACTTTGCTACATTCGTACAAAACGTACGAGTCTGCGAACGCGATGGGTAATGGTAGTTTCACAGTCGAACCTGGTTCCAATTGGCAATCGATTTCGACATATCATTCTCCTGCGTACATTCAATCAATGAACACCTCTTATGGTAGTGATTTGATTAAATCAATTATCAACCGTATTGCTATTGATGCATCTACAGTTGAATTCAAACACTTGAAGATTGACCCTCTTTCGAAAAATCAAAATGAAATTAAATCTGGTTTGATTGACTGTCTTACCTACAAGGCAAACATTGACCAAACTGGACGAGCATTCATTATTGATTTGGTGTGGTCTTTACTTGATGAAGGTGTTATTGCTATCGTACCAACTGTCACTGATAAAATCATGGACGGCGAGAAGACATTTGACGTGGAATCTGTTCGTGTGGGTAAAATCACACAATGGTTCACTGACGCTGTCAAGGTGCGATATTACAACGAGGACACCGGATTAGAGTTCGAACAATCTCTAAAAAAAGAAGACATTGCTATTATCGAGTCACCGCTCAGTGGTATCTTACAAGATAGTAATCAAACGCTACAACTTCTTAAACAGAAGATTAACTTGATGAACTCGGAAGATAGAAATGCTGCCGCTGGTAAGATTAATGGTTTTATCCAATTCCCTTATCAGACAAACTCTGATTATCATCAGAAGCAGGCGGATAGACGTCGTAAACAGTTGGAAGCAGAGATGAGTAAATCTGCATACGGATTAGCCACATTGGATAACAATGAGAAATTCATTCCGACTGGTGGTAATATACAGAATAATACTCTTGAGGATATTAATAAACTTAAGCAAGATTTCTACAACCAGATTGGTATTACTGAGAATATTATCAACGGTACTCAGTCTGGGGCAGAGCTTAACCTTTATTACAACAGAGTTATTGACCCAATCCTACAAGCAATTGTGGATGCGGTTAATGTTGCTTTCATTAGTAAGACAGCTCGTACTCAAGGACAGATTATTCAGTTTTACCGCGACCCATTCAAGATTCTTCCTATTGAACAACTTGCTAATACAGCAGACTTGTTCTCTCGTAATGCAATCCTTACACCAAATGAGATTCGTGAATTCATTGGTAAAGAACCTCACCCTAATCCTTTGGCCGACCAACTCTACAACCGCAATATTGCTGATGGTAATCAAATGGGTGGTATCGCTACTGCTGGTCAAGGTATTGATGTTCAGAATCAAAATGGTTATAGTGGGAACGTTGAAGACAACCCTAGCCAGTATGTCTATCAAGATGAGAATGGCGACTATGTAGATTATGAAGGTAATCCTGTTGATATATCTGGAAATCCTATTCGGAGGTAATAAATGGATTACAAAGCCTTAATTGAAGATGCTCAAAACTCTTCAGCACCACGGTGTTAGGGGTATGAAGTGGGGTAAACGTAAAGCTAAAGCTGTCGCATGGGGTAAAGAGTTTGGTAAAGCATATGCAAACGCATACCTACACCCAACACACATGGTTGCAGCAGGAAATAAATTAGCATTTAAAAATGGTAAAAATGGAGCGTTAAAGTATAGCGTTTTGCAAGGTAGTACTAACGCTCTTGGATATAAAAACAAAGTTGTAAAAGATAGACTTGCTGCGAAAAAAATCTATAAAGAAGATAAAAAAAACAGCGATGGTAAAAATGCTCAGAAAATAATTAGTGCTGGTAAGAAAGCCGAAAACTTTATTGATAAATCTGGGAATATTAAAAGAAATCTCGATTTAAAAGATATAGCACAAGGCATCGCCGCTGCTAATGATACAGGATTATTTAAGTACGATAATCCTACAAATCCCACTAGACGAGATTATGCTCAATTCCTAGCTAGAGACACTAGAACTCTATCTAAAATGTCGCGCAAACTTACTGCTACAAAATCTTAAACGAGGTAATAAATTGAATAAACCACAAAATTACGATTTCGCTGGTTGGGTTACAAAGAATGACCTCAAGTGCTCAGACGGTGTAACAATCCGTCACGGCGCATTCTCTGGATTGTCTGGAGAAAAAGTACCATTGGTTTGGCAACATTCCTATTCCCAACCAGGAGATACGATCGGATATATCCTTCTTCATTCAAATGACCAAGGTGTATACGGTTATGGATATCTCAATGAAACAGAACGTGGTCAGGATGCCAAAGAACTTTTGCGACACGGAGACGTGAACCAAATGTCTATTGGCGCTCGTAAAATCCAAAAGAGTGGACAAGACGTAATTCATGGAGAAATCTATGAAGTGTCACTAGTACTCAAGGGCGCAAATCCTGGAGCTGTCATCGAAGAGGTTCTTACTCACGGTGACGGTTTTGTCGGCGATGAAGTATTCATCACTACAGGTCTAACACAAGACTTGTTGAAACACTCTAACTCAGAGGAGAACCAAATGGCAACAATTGGACAGGTTATTGAGTCTTTGACAGAAGACCAATCAGATGTTGTAATTAAGGGTCTTGAGAATGGATTCGAAAATCTTTCAAAAGAAGACGCTGAAGTTATCGAAACCCTTACAGACGAACAAGCAACTGCTATTGCCATCATCAATTCTGTAGGCGATACTATGGATGAAGATGAGTTGACAAATGCTAACATTTCTGACTTCGAAACAGTCGAAGAGGGAGAAGAAGCACAAGCAGGAGTTGAAGAAAAACAAGCAGAAGAAACTAAAACCGAAGAAAAAGCTGAAGTTGAAGAAAAATCTGCGGAAGACAAGTCTGAAGAGGGAGAAGAAGCCGACGCAGACGAAGAAGAAATTGAACACTCAGGAGTAGATATGAAACAGAATTCATTTAATCAAAATGGAATTGAAGAGCAAGATATTTTGACTCACGCTGCTCAACTTGCTGATGACGCTGTTCGTGCGGCAGCATCTCTTGGAACAGGCTCAATCAAAGCAGCTTTGGCTGGTGTAGATTCAAGTGGTGAATTCTTGCAACATGGTATCTCTAACATTGATATCTTGTTCCCAGCAGCACAATTGCAAAAGGGCATCCAATCTTACAACCCTAACGCTAAAAACGTCGAAGCTATCCTTAACAAATTTGGTGCTGTATCTTCACCAAATGTTAAAAATATTTATGCTGACTTGACAGAAGAACAAGCTCGTGCCCGCGGTTACATTAAAGGTAATGAAAAACTTAATGCACGCCTTATTAGCTTGTACTATCGTGTAACTACACCACAAACTGTTATCCACAAAACAGCTATCGACCGTGATGATGTAATTGATATTCGTGAAAATGGTATCGATGCAGTTTCATTCTTGAAACAAGTACAATCAATCAAATTTAAAGAAGAACTTGTACGTGCTGCTTTGTTCGGTGACGGACGTGAAGCCCTTGTTGGTGGTAAACCAAACAAAGAAAAAATCAACGAAGAACACATTCGTCCAATTACTAAAGATGATGACTTCTTTACAATCAAAGTCACTTCAGCAGACTGGATGTCTGTAGTTGATGATGTAATCAAGACTCTTCCTGGTTACCAAGGCTCTGGTTCACCTTCACTCATCATCAATCCATTCGACCTTGCTAAACTTAAAACACTTAAGGACAAAAATGGTCGTTACTTGTATGGTTCATCAAGCGACGGTAACCGTCTTGCAACTAACTCAGACCTTGCATCTTACTTCGGATGTTCTGAAGTTATCGAATTCCGTGATATGCCTCAAGGTAAATTCTTGATTGGTAACTTGAATGACTACGTATTTGGTCAATCTCAAGGTGGACAAGTCGTAACATTCGATGATTTCGATATCGACTTTAACCAAATGAAATACCTTATGGAAGCACGTCTTTCAGGTGCTATCATGATCCCACGTGCATTCATCTTTGTAACAGTTACAAATGCTGAAGCTACTAACGAAGATATGCTTAAATTCCGTAAAGATGCCCTTAAGACAAAACCTAACTGGGTTGAAAAACAAGACAAACCTGGTGACAAATACTTGTCTAAACATTCAGACGCTGACGAAGCTGCGAGCCCTGCATCAGGAGCTCCAGGCAGCACAGGACGTACAGGCGGCTAATTTCAAAATGGAATATAGGAGAGTAGCATGAGGACAACTATTGATATCTTAGTTCGCAGTATGGAAGAGGTAAAGGTTCGACCTGGAGTATATTCGTACGAGTACACACGATATCGAAAGGTTCCTGCTACAATTGTCGAAAATAGACGATATGATATTTCTGATTCACAACGAGTCAATGAGAATATTAAGTCTAACTTCGACTTCTCTTTTGTATTCGCTAACGATGATACAGACCGTGTTAGTCGTATCTGGTATGTTATTTACAAGAATCAAGTTTATTCTGTAAGTAAAGTACTCAATTACCAACCACGAGTACGCATTGTACCTGATGGTATCATGAGTCTAGACGACTTAAATGAATTGGGGGTAACTATTAAAGATTATGACTAGAACACACACTGAACTCATCGAAGAACTTGAGACGATTTGTCCAAGGGTCTATTATCAGAAGCCTGATGGTTCTCAGTTGAAATTCCCTTGTATTGTTGTTGAGAAGAACTACCTAGATGTAGAGTCAGCAAACAACGGAGCTTATCGTGCTAATAGGTCTTATATTGTTAATTTCTTTACAAGAATGGACAATGCCTCAATTGAGGATGCCATGCTTGCTAAGTTCCCTTATGTACGTCTTAACAATTACGATGTAGACAACGGTTTATATCAAGAGACGTATAGAGTATATTATTAGAGAGGTTATTATTTCTATGGCAAAATTGCTTTGGGACCAAACTGGTCAAAAAACTTACCAAACAGGTGTAGACCGTGGTGTACTTTTCCCTATGGCCAGTGCTGGTACATATGAAAAAGGTGTAGCTTGGAATGGTTTGACTAAAGTGTCTGAATCACCAGATGGTGGTGACGCTACAGCCAAATACGCTAACAACGGTAAATACTTGAACTTGATTGCGAAAGAATCATTCAAAGGTTCTATCTCAGCTTACACTTATCCTGATGAATTTGCAGCTTGTCTTGGTGAAGTTGACGCTGTTGCTGGTGTTAAACTTACTGCACAAACTCGTAAATCATTCGGTTTCGCATACCGTACTCTTATTGGTAACGATACTGAGTCTACAGGTCACGGATACCTTATCAACTTGGTATACAACGCTACTGCAGGTGTTGCATCTAAAGACTTTGAAACAATCAATGACTCACCAGATGCTATCGAATTCTCTTGGGACTTCACTACAACTCCAGTAGACACAGGTGTTGACAACACTCAATCAATGGCTCACATTATCATCGACTCTACTAAGCTTGAACAAAGCAAACTTAAGAAAGTCGAAGAAGCTATCTACGGTACAGATAGTGCTGACCCTAAACTTCCTACTCCAAAAGAACTTATGGTTCTCCTTGGCGTAGTTACTGGCTAAAAATCAAAATGAACTTGTTTTTATAAGAAAGGATTAATTCAATGATTGTTAAAGAAATTACTTACGTAGAACCACTCTCTGGTGAAGAACTCACTGAGAAGTTCTACTTCCACATTAACAGTGCCGAAGCACTTCGTATCATGGGTCGCTCAGGGAATCGAGACTGGGAGACTTACGTTAAAGACGTTGCGGCATCAGGAGATGCAGACCGCATCATGGACTTCATCGAGCAATTTGTTTCTATTGCCGTTGGGTATAAGAATGCAGACGGGCGCTTTACTAAGACGAAAGATTTTCGCGATGAATTCCTAGCGTCAGAAGCATACGGTAAATTGTTCGTAGATTTCATCCAAGATGAGAACTTTGCACGTAAATTCTTCTCACAATTGATTGAAGAAGGTCGTTCAAATAAAGACAAGGGTCACAATTCTCAGCTTGAGACAGTTGCCAATAAAGGTAACCGTCAACAACGTCGTAGCAAAAAATAGTAGGTAGCAAGTATGCTTGAGATAGTTACAGAGGAGATTTATGACGAAACAACGGGCATGATTCTCCCAGGAAGAGTATACCATTTCGAGCATTCGTTGTTAGCTATTAGTCAATGGGAGATGGTGTTTAAAAAACCGTTTCCCTTTTTAAATGGCTTACAGGCGGAACCTGTCGAGATACTTGCGTATGTCCAATTAATGAATTTAGATAAGACAGGGTTCAACATTGATGATTTGTCTGAATCCAACATTAAGGAGATAATCGAGTATCTTAACAGCAAGCCCACTGCAACTACGATTTCTTCATCGGGAGAAGGTGGTCGTCGTATACTGACTTCAGAAGTCATCTATGCGTATATGGCGAATGCACAAGTACCATACAGTTGTGAAACATGGAATATCCATAGACTACTTGTATTACTTGGGGTTATAGGTGAGTTAAACGCACCTAAGAAGAAACGTAGTAAAGAAGAGACGGCACGCATGTACAAGGATTTAAATGCTAAACGACGTGCTGAGATGGGGACTACAGGTTAAATCAAAATGAAATATTCAATGTCATCAGATAGTAAGTTTCAGAACCTATTCGACGACTTTAAGAAAGAAACCGCTATGGAGAAAATCTATAGAGTGGTCGACACTGAAACCAAAAAAGCTTATGACGGCATTGTTGAGAGTACTCCTGCTAGGTCAGGCTTAACTAAGTCGTCATGGAATAGACGAATTACAATGAGCAAAGACCAGATAGATGTTATCTTTGAAAATTCACATAAAGCTAAGAATGGTAAACCTATTGTTGTATACGTAGTGAATGGACACTACACTCGTATTCATGGTTATGTTAGACCAAACGATTTTGTGTCTCCTAGAACTGATAGTATAACAAGCGATATAGCAAAAGGTTTGTCGGGAGGGAGTAGTTAATGCCTAGTTCTGTAGTAAAAGAACAGATTTATAAACTAAAACTCGACGCCGCTGACTTACAACAGAAACTTCAAAATGCCATCAAAGATGTTGGTAATTTCCAACAAAAGATGGATTCTATCAATGGTAAATCTGTTGATAATGTTGAGAAATCAACTGGTTCTCTGTCAAGTAAACTGGCAGGTCTAGTCTCACATGTCCCAATTCTTGGTAACATTGTGGAGAAGATGACAGGTGTCGGTAATGCCTCCAACACTGCAGCATCTGCTGTGGGTAGAGTTGGAGAAAATGCTGGCTCTGGATTTGGAGCAATCCAATCTGGGGCATCAAATGCCAAAAACTCAATGGAACAATTGGGTTCTGGCGTTGAGGGTGTTAAAAGTAAATTCTCAATGCTAGAAGGTATCGCAACGGTGGCTTTGGGTAATATCGCATCTCGTGCTATTACTACTGGTGCATCGTTGTTAAATAAATGGACTCTTGCTCCTGTAATCCAGGGTTATCAAGAATATGAACGAGAACTTGATTCAACTCGTATTTTGGTAGCTGCCTTGGGTAAGGAAGAACAAGACCATATTACAGCCACAATGCGTGACTTGGAACAATACGCCAAAACAACCAAATATAATTCACAACAAATGAACTCAGCGTTGGCACAATTTGTTAATGCTGGTATTGGATTGGATCAAGCCAATGTCGCTTTGAGAGGATTTGGTAACTTGGCAGCCTCTGCAGGTGCTAGTACTCAAGCGTTTGGTACAGCCTTGCAATTTGGTGTTCAACAAGCCCTGCAAATGGGTTATATGAACCGACAAAACTGGCAGTCGTTAGAAACTGCCCAATTGGCAACCAAAGGGTATAAGGATGCTGTAATTCAAGCAGCTATTGCTCAAGGAACGCTTACACAAGAACAAGTAGATGCTGTTGGTGTGCAAGGATTATTTGTAGAACATCTAAAAGATGGTTGGCTTACTAATGAAGTATTGATGAAATCATTAGAAGAGTATGCAAATAACCCTGTATATCAAGAGATGGCCGAACACGTTTACACATTCAAGGAAGCTATGGAAACTACTGAAGAAGCTGTAAACGACGCTTGGTCTAAGATGTGGGTTGAACTTGCTGGTAAGGGTGATGAAGCTATGGCTATCTGGACACCAGTATCAGAGGTTCTATCCAAAACCGTGTCTTTCATCCCAAACATGATTGCACAAATTGCTCATGCTTTCAACCAGCTCGATGGTCGTACACACCTTATTTCTGCAATTGTCGAATCGTTCAATTCTCTTAAAACAATAGGGGAGGGTGTAAAAAAAGCTATAGCTGGAATGTTCCCAGAAAGTAGCAAATTCAGACAATGGGCTGAAAATGGTGATAAAACTAATATGGTTTTTGTTAAAATAGCAGAAACCATTATAAAAATCACTGACTATTTGAAGAACTTATTCCATATTAATGATGATGTAAGGCCTAAAATTGTTTTGGCTATTCAAAACATAGTAGAGGTATTTCTCAGATTGTGGAATGTTGTTAAGAGTGTAGCAAAAGGTATATTCGCTGCTATTGATTTAATCGTACCAGATAATTTAATTCAAGATTTAATTCTTATTGCTGGTATGGTGGCTAATGTGTTTAATGGTATTGGACGTATATTTGATGGTATTAAAACACAACTAGACGGTTCTGGTATTGTTAACGCCTTCAACACAATTAGGACTGCTCTTCAATCATTCTGGGATTCTGTAACAACCATTCTATCATCTCTATGGGGTAGATTAGATGGTCCTATGGACGCATTCTTCGATGGTGTCGGTGTAAATATCGGTAAATTCCTAAACGATGTGGCTAAAATGTTTGGTTTCGGTAAAGACCCTGATTCGCAAAATAGTTTGTCTTTCTTAGAAAGAATGGCTAATGCGTTTAAGAACTTAACTGATAAATTTGCTGCTTGGGCAGATGCGTTTAAAAATGGGCCTAAGCCTGGAGAAACAGACAAGATTGCTCTGTTCTTCGAGAAAGCAGGACGAGGAGTAAATGTTTTCCTAAATGGTGTAAAACTATTACTATCGCCACTTGCTGTCTTGTATCAGATTGCTAAGTCGTTTATTGTATCTATTTTGCCTGGCGCTGACAAGTCTAAAATTACAGACAATGTTGATAAACTTAGAAATTCTTTAGAGAAAATTCATGGTGTAGCTGAAAAGGCTGGAAAAGCATTATTGAGTTTCTTTAAACCAAATGCTAAGTATGAAGATTCTGCCCTCAAGTCAATTATTGACGCTTTTTCAAAATCAGACACAATCGCAAACGCAATTAAAACTATTTCAGAAGCCTTTAAGACATTTTGGGGTAGTTTTAAAGGTAACATGTCTAAAACAGATGCTGCAGACAAGTTTACGGTTCTAGGCAATATTATCAGAGCCCTTGGCGATACATTAAGAAGTGTATCAGACCAATTCGACAATGTTTCCCATTTCCTTGGCAATACAGTTAAAGCAATATTACATTTTATTGACGATTTGGCAGAAGCTTTGAATGGAAACGGACTGTTGAAGATGGCTGTTTTCTATATCATAATTAATAACCTCAAGAACTTTAAAGAAAAACTTAAAGATACTATCGATAAAATCCTACACCCAATTAGAACACTAAAAGAGTTCCTTTCTGGGGGTCTTGGTTTAGAAAAAATAGGCTTATTTAAAGAGTTGAAAAATACTCTTGGAGCAATGCAAAAATCTATTAAAGCTGAGGCTTTGAAGAAAATTGCTACAGCCTTACTTGAGTTGGCTGGTGCTTTATTTGTAGTAGCCTTAATTCCTTCTGATAAACTATTACCAGCAGTAGGAGCAATTGCTGCAATGGCAACAATACTTACTGGCGTTTATTGGGCAATGAATAAGATTAAAGGTGATAGTGGTGGTAAAGGCGGATTAATAAGCTCCATCATAGAAGGTTTTGGCTTCCCAGAAATAAGTAGTCTTCTTAAAAAGATTGGTGCTGCTACAATGGTTATCGCTTTAGCAACTTCAGTTGTCGCTATAGGTACTGTATTCAACAAACTAGCATCAAATGATTGGGATTCAATCAAACGAGGTCTAGCTGTTGTTGGTGGTATTATGACCGAACTTGTAGCTGCATCATGGCTTACTGGTTTCTCTAAAGCATCTTTAGGCTCTGCTGCTACATTGTATGTCATTTCACAAGCTGTTAAACAGATATCTAAAATCATTAAAGACTTATCAGCTATTGATGGAGATTCTATCGATACTGGTATGACTAGACTTGAAAAAGTTGGTTTAATGATTGCGTCAATAATGGCTCTTATGGGTCTTGATGTTAGTGCAGGTATTGGTGTAAGCGATAAATTCAAAATCGGTGCAAGTTTGTCAACATCAAACCAATCATTCGGTACCGCGGCAACCTTATTTGTTCTTATGCATGAGATGCAGAACATCATGAAAGCGTTGGATTTATTTGCTGGTGAAACAAACCCTGGTAAGATTGAAGCTAAAAAACAATCAATTGATGCAGGTGTGGAAGCTCTTAAATCTATACTTACAGCAATTGCTGGGTTGGTAGCTATCATGGGTGGTTCGTTAACTGCAGGTATTGAAGGAAGTGGTACAGGAGGTAAAATAGCAGGTAAGAATATAGGTAATGCAACTGGTTTGACAGGTTTGAAAATCACAACTGGTAATACTAAATGGTCGATGGTTGCAGTACTTACTACAATCATTATTGGTATTAAAGAAATCAGTAATTCTATTTCTCAATTAGGTTCTTTAGACCCAGATAAACTACAACAAGGAAGTAATGCTTTAACTAAGATCGCATTTGTCTTGGGTGGTTTATATCTTGCTATAACTCTGATAACTGGTAGAATGAAATTCAAAACCAAAGACAAGTCATTTACTGCTGGTAGTGGTACTAACTGGAAATTGGTTGGTGTTATTTCTAGTATTGTTATCGGTGTCAAACTTTTATCTGACGCCTTATTGAAACTTGGAACATCAAGTGTGGATACTCTTAAACGAGGAACATTTGCACTATCTGTTATTTCTGGTATCTTGGTTATTCTAGTATCTGCTATCATCTTGATAGAGAAATACTTAACCAAGAATTCTAACTTCAAGATTTCTAAAGCTTATGTTGCAGCGCTTGTATCATCGATATTAGGTGTAAAACTATTATCAGATACAGTACTAAAACTTGGCAGTGTAGATGCTGGGAAACTCAAACAAGGAGAACTCCATGTATCTATCATAAGCACAATTCTTGTTGGTATAATCGCAGCAATAGTGTTTATTAGCGGATTAGCGACAAAACTAGATGCTAAAGCCAAAACAATTGCCATCCTAACAATAGCGATGGGTGTCATTGTATTAAGTTTACGCTCATTATCTAACACCGTAATGTCGTTGGGTGAAATAGAAAGTAGCAATTTAATTAAAGGTAGTTTGGCGGTATCCGCTATATCTTTAGTACTTCTAGGTATTATGGAAGGTGTTACTCTTATTTCCAAACAAATGAAAGGTTTGTCTGGAATAGCATTTATAGAATTAATTGGTTCTATAGTGATTATCATATTTGGTCTTAAATCGTTAGCTAAACGAGTTAGCGAGTTGGGCGAATTAGATAGTGGCGTATTAGAACAAGGTCTACTTGCTGTAACAGGTATTTCTTTGATACTTTCAGGCGTTCTAGAAGCAATTACTCTAATTTCTAACCAACTAGCAACAAATATATTCTCAGCAGTAACAATTGTAGAAGTTCTAGCTACTCTCATTATTGTGGTTGGCTCTTTATATTTGCTTGGAGCAGAAGTGAAATCTCTAGGTAAAATGAAAGAAGCTGAATCTAAACAAGGGGTAGTCGCTCTAGCGTCAATAGGTGGTATTATTGCCGTATTGACAACAATCGTTTCCTTGCTTGGTATGTTCGCTGGTAATAGCGGTGGTATATCTTTAGCTGGTATGGGACTTGTTATTGGATTAATGATTGCCATAACTGCCGACTTATTCATAATGGCTAAGACTGTTAAAGATTTAGGTTCTATGAGTCTAGGAGATTTAACAAAAGGTGTTGTTGCAATAACATTAATGGGTACTGTGTTGACCGCATTAACTGTTGCTATGGGTGCTATTAGTCTGATTGCAGGATTTTCAGGCATGACGCTTGTCGGTATGGTAGTTCTAATTCCTCTTATTATCAGCCTAGTATGGAGCCTCAAGACAATGGGTGAAACTGTAGCACTTCTTGGTAGTTTATCTGTAGGTGAACTTGTCAAGGGTGGTGTAGCTATCGCTGCTTTAGGTCAGATATTATTTATCATTACAACTGAAATGGGCGTACTTGCACTTCTTGCTGGTTGGTCATTCGGTGCTCTATGGGGCGTTATTCCTGTAATTGCATTGATTGTCGCCATCGTACCAGCATTGAAAGGTATGGGTGATATCGTTATTGCTCTTGCACCACTTTCTATTGGCGATTTGATGTCTGGAGCTGTTGCTATATTGGCATTAGGTGTAATCCTTGTGGTTATCACTGTTTTAGCAACTGTAGTATCTATATTTGGCTCTGTAGCTGGATTTGGTGTTGCTACAACAATCGCTCTCGCTAACGGCATCATAGAAGCTCTACAATCTCTAGCAAACGTCGCTATTGGTCTTATCCCATACGCTGGGATTGACTTGGCCGCATCTGTCATGGTTATTGCTGGTCTTGCGCTCATTCTAGGTGCCTTGTCTGCATTCATGAGTCTTATGTCTAACGTAACAAGTCTTGAGGGTGCTGCTGGTCAAATCATGATTATGCAAGGCATCACAACATCAATACAATCTTTAGCATCTACTGCTATTACTATTGCTAGTGTTGGTGATATCGAAACAATGACTAAAGCTGGACAAATTGTAGCTAAGCTTGGTGATGTTATTGGTTGGAATACTCTCAAGACTGCATTCGGTAGTCTTATTAGTGGTGGAGCTGACAAGATTTCTGGTCAGTTAGCCTCTATGAAGGGTATTGTAACTAACGTTAAAAATCTTGCTGAAATAGCTATTAAGATCGCAAGTTCTGGTACTCCAGAGGATATGGATAAAGCAGCAGACATTGTTGATAAATTAGCAGGCGTTTTGTCTTCTAATTTGTTTACAGAAGATTTGTTGTCTATATTCTCAGATGGTTCTAAAGCTGTTACTCGTATCAAGAATGGTGCAAAAGCTATTGCATCTGTGTCTGACGCTTCTAAATCAGCAGCATCAATGAAATCTATCGATGTTGATGGTGTAAGCGATAAGATGGATGATATGAAAACTATCATGGGTAAAGCTAAATCCATGGGTGACTCTGCTCCTGATGAGACCGCTGTCACTAACATGGGTAACATGAACTCAATCATCAACAAGGTTAAAGACATTGCAACTAATTTGCAGTCTATGCCCTCTGTTGGCCCTGAAGCTACTGTTGCTGTTGATAATATTATCGCAACAATTAACTCAATCTCAACTAAACTACAGTCTATGGAAATGAACCAATCATTTGAGGCTGCTGGTTTGGGTAACATTGGGTCATATGCAACAGGAATTCAAAATGGACTAGGAAATGTAACTGGTTCTGTTGATGGTATTGTAAGTGGGGCTCGTGGACGTTTTGGCTCTGCCAATATGACATCACAAGGTAATAACACTTCAAGCACATTTGGACGAGGCATCAGTGCTTTACTTGGTATGGTTTCTGGCGCTGCTAGTGGAGTTGTAAACGGTGCTAAAGGGATGTTCGGACAAAACGATGTTACTGGTCACGGTAATAAAATGTCTGGCACATTCAAAGGTGGTATCGACCAGGGTAGAAATCCTGTTTCAAATGCCGCTAAAAGCGTTCTTGATGCTGCAAAATCAGCAATGACACCAGATGGTGGGGTTATTTCTAAACTCACACACGCAGGTACATCTATGGTTGATGCTATTGCTAGTGGTATTCGTAGTGCTATTGGTAAAGCTACAAGTGCTATCTCTGACCTTTGGGCTACAGTTAAAGCACACATCCCTAACTCACCAGCCAAGAAAGGACCAATGTCTGGAGCTGGTTGGCGTAAAGTTGAGCATTCAGGTAAAACCATTGTAGAAACAATTGCTAGTGGTATGGGCTCTGCTGCACCTACAGTAATTGGTGCAATGGACAACTTGATGGGTGAAATTCAAAATCAAGTCGATAGAGTCAATGACATGGATTATGACAACATGGACATCAATCCTAAAATCAAACCTATCCTTGATATGAGCCAAGTTGAGACTTCTGCTTTGCAAGCTGTTACAGATTATTCTGGACTCTTGACAGGTCAGACTGCTCTCAACCTACAATACTCATTGCTTAATCCACAAGTTGCACAAATGCTCACAAATAGTGACAATATTAACGCCCTTATCAGTAAAGTTGAAACACTTAACGGACAAATGGGTGAACTTAATGTTGTTAATCAAGAGCAAGCTGGTCTTCTTCGTGAAGGTCAAGTTCTTAATACTTACATTGATGGTAAACGTATCAACAATGTTCTTGCTCCTGGTATGGCTGATGCTCAGCTACAATACAAAGCACGACAAGACAGAATTAATGGAGGTATCGCTTAATGAGTGGTTCTACTGAACTATACTTCGATATCCTGTTGGGTGAAGGTTCCGACCAAGTAAACCTGACAGAGATTATCGAACGTTATCGTGGTGGTGTTACCAAGATTGATAGAGGTCTTGGTGGTGCTAAAACTAACACAACGTCTACTGGTACAGACCGTTATGGTACTCAGCACGCCTATCAAAAATTAGGTGCTAAAACTATCAAGATTGATTTCTTGATTTTTGCTGATACTAATCAACGTGCTCGCTTTAGACGTGAAATGACAGGTGCTCTTGATTTCCCAAATGGGACAAGACACCTACGATTTGAGGATGAACCTAACGGATATTACGATGTAATCTCTGAAGGGCAATTCTCATTTACAGAAAGTCTTAAAGAGGAACAGGCGAGTGGTACTATTTCATTCACTGTTCCTGATGGACTTTGGCATTCGGATACTGGTATTGTTGTGTCTAGTGAAGGCCCACAAACTGAGTATGCGAAATTTACAAAAGATACCGAAGCAAAATGTATTTACGTAGATATTAACAACCCAGCTAACACTGAGGCTTATCCTATTATTACAATTAAGAATAAGACTAACATTGGTTGGATTGGTATCGTAAATCAAAATGGAGTAATGGAATTAGGGTCTACTCAGGCTACTGAAGAAGGTACTCCTCGTTATGTGGATGGTACAGGGTCTGAAGTCCTTTTACAAATTAAAAAGGGCGACTTTGGCCCTAAAGGTTGGGGTATGTTGAAGGAAGGTCGTCACCAATTTGGGGGAAGACCAGTCCTTGGTATTGCGCCTAGTGAGAAATCACAAATTGTAAATAGACTTGTTGTTAAAGAAATGAGTCACAAACACAATCCATCATCAGGATTTGGTGCTGCAGACTATGTAACTAATGGTGTTCATTATCCAGGCGACGATGAAAAAGGGTTTGAAAATAAATGGGCTGAAGCTATCGGATATATTGATATCCCTGCAGACCGTGATGGCGTTAAAGGTGGTACCGATTTTCGTGTCGACTTTAATGCTAAATTTCACGCTTTACAACTTGGACAAACTGGTGTTATTCGTGTTGGTGTGATCAGTGACCGTAACGAGGTCATTGCACAATATGAGATTGGTAAGACAGACCGTTCTGGTAATGTCATGACTGCAAACTTTCAGGTCGATGAACAAGGTAAAGAAAAGTGGTATGAGATGCGTAAGTTCCATGCTAACAATGGTGAATACGAACCAGCTAATAAATCATTCAATACCAGAACTGGCGATGTTTGGTTTATGAAAGAAGGTTCTAAATTAACCTTTATGTTGGATGGGCATTTGTGGGGATATACCAATGAAAAACTAAAGACAATGCGATTTAGTAAGATTGTTATCCAAATGGGACACGTGTATGCTGTACCACAAGTTGAAGTAATGGCGATTGAATCTTTGAGTTTCACAAAACTTAACACTCACCGTTATGCCAATGTGGATAATAAATACAAACCTAATTCCATTGTAACAATTGACAACTGGAATGGTGAAGTATGGATATCTCCAGATGGTACTTCTGAAAAAGGATTTATCTCACAATCCGAAGTTGTTAAAGGTTCTAATTGGGTCATTCTACCTAAGGGTAAATCCAAATTACAATTCAGTTTCTCTAACTGGATGAAGGGCGACTTGCCTGAAATAGAAATAGATTTCAACGAACAATATCTACAGTAAAGGAAAAAATCAAAATGAGGATTACAATTCATAATAATAATCTGGAAGTTGTCGACCATCTTGATAACTCCATCCCAGGAAGTTTGAAGTTCTACAACGACACTCTAGAAATGTATTTGAAGGGTGATGCTGCTACTTTTGACTTCACTGTCGATAAATTTGTAAATGAAAAACTACAAGATAGATTACAATATCTGAAGGCTAACATGTTTGTATCTTTCGTATTTGAAGATAAGGATTTTCTTTTGAGTGTACGCAACATGACTCAGAATGATTATTCTATGACCTTCCAATGCGAAAATGCAACAATGGAACTTCTCAATGAATATCCAAAAGATTTCAAACAAGACGAGAAAAAACCTATGTCTTACACAATCGAGGAATATCTTGATTTGTGTCAAGCCTTCACTAGAACTAAAATCCGAATTGGTATTAATCAACTTGCAGATGTTAAGAAAGTATTATCTATTTCTAGTTCAACTAATATCTATGGTACAATCCTGAATCTTGTTGAAACATTTGGTGGTGAATGTCAAATCATTCCAAGAATGTTTGAAGATGGTCGAGGTTTGAAGGATATTAGTATTAATATCTTTAAAGCTAAAACTAATACAGATTTATATTCTGGTATTGGTACAAACCGTGAAGATGTCATGTTATATATGGATAGACAAGTAAAAGGTGTGTCTTATACTCATGACAGAACTAAACAATACACGGCTGTTAAGATTAAAGATAAAGATGGTAATTATTATCGTGCTAGAAAGAACTATATTGTTAAACACTCTGATGGTAAACACAATGAGTTCTACATGATGCGTAATTCTACAACAATGTATGCTCCTCTAGCAATGCTTGAGTATCCGTCTATGATTCACGCCAATGAGTGTGATAACTGGACTGTGCAAGAGATTAAGACCGATTTAGACCCTTCTGACCATGAAGGACTTTATAAAGCTGGTCTTAAAGCATTGATGGAACATGCCTATGGTGTCAAGAAATACACAATCCAGTTGGATGGTGAAAAGATTCGTAAGAAGTATAGTTTGAATGTAGGTGACATTATCTATATCTCAGATAACAACTTCCTAAACGGTCTTCTACTTCGTGTTCGTGTTGAAAAGATTTCTACTTCGTTGTCTAAACCCTTGATGTACAAGATTGAAGTATCCAATGTTGTTGAAATGGCAAGTCAGCTATCGAGCTCCATGTTGGACAGGTATGCTCGAATGATTGAAGATGCTAAACCATATACAATGAGTGTCCTCACTTCGAACGGTGTTGTGTTCAAGTCCCTCGATGATGAGACTCGTCTCTATCCTAGATTGTATAAAGGTGGCAAATTACAGAAAGAAGATACTGGTCGATATTTCACTTATGAAGTTAACGACCAAGTCATCGGCTCTGGTGATTATCTTGACATTAAATCTAAAGATTATGCTGGTCAAGAGAAGATTGTTGTTAAGGTTAAGGGTTGGGATAATGGTGAAGTCGTATTTCAAAATGACATCACAATCTTTACTGTTAAGGATGGTAAGGATGCATATTCTCTAATTCCTTCGACAAGCAACGGTACTCAGTTTGTTAATGGATATGGTATTTCTGCTGTAACTTTGAAATTACTAAAAGGTACTGAAGAACTCAACCTTGACGATTACGCAATTTCATGGAAAATGAAACATGGTAATGAATCAGGGTTTAGTGACTTCTCATCTTCCAATAAACAGATTTCTGTATCCACAACTGACTTTGTCAAGACTGCGACATATTACGCAACAGTAACCACTAAAAAGGGAGCACTAATCGCAACAACCGAAGTTACATTCTCTAACGTAAAAGACGGTGCTGCTGGTACACCTGGTGCTGTTGGTCGTGATGGTCGTCAGACTTTTATCCATATCGCCTATGCCAACTCTGCTGATGGTCGTAAAGACTTCCATGTCAGTGATGGTACAAACAAGGAATATCTTGGTCAATATACAGACTTTGTACAAGCTGATAGTAATGACCCTACAAGATATACTTGGACTAAAATCAAAGGTGATAAGGGCGACAAAGGTGACCGTGGTAATGACGGTATCGCTGGTAAGCCTGGTGTAGGCGTGCGTTATACAACAATCACTTATGGTATTTCGGACAATGAGAATACTCAACCTGCAAACTGGATTAGCCAACCACCAACCCTCGTTAAAGGTAAATACCTTTGGACTAAGACTCAATGGACATATACTGATAATACAAGCGAGATTGGATATCAGAAAACGTATATTCCACAAAACGGGTCACATGGCACTGATGGTCTTCCAGGTAAAGATGGTGTAGGTATTATCAATACAACATTGCGTTATTGTAAATCAAACAATGGTGTTAATAAACCAGAAGGTCGTATAGTCGCATCGTTCCCAGATGAGATTAGACCCTCTCGTAGCATCATCGATAACAATGTTATGACTGGTAAACGAGTTCATCTTGAACAAGGTAAGATTTATATCTTGTCTGCTGAGACGAATGGTATATTTACTAATGTTCATAATCTAGAACAAAACAGTAACAATGCTACAATCTGGATTGTTAATCCTACATTTAGTACTTGGGCGGTTATCTCAGACTCTAACACTTCTTCAGGTACAAAATACACTCACAATAGACCAACTGGTGACTATGAAATTCGTATTAATAGTTATCACAACGGTAATATCACTTGGGTTAAAAATATCGTATTTGAAGATGGTACTTGGACACCTGATATTCCTATTGTGAATCCTGGTGAATTCCTATGGACAAGAACAACATGGTTCTATTCTGATGGGACTACAGAACAAGGATATTCAGTAGCTAAGATGGGTGAAACTGGTCCTAAAGGTGACCGTGGTGAACAAGGCCCTAAAGGAGCAGATGGTCGTAATGGTAACGATGGAGCTCCTGGTCGAGATGGTAAACCTGGTAAGGATGGTGTAGGTATTCGACAAACAACCATTCGTTATGGTATATCTGACTCAGACAAGACTGAACCTACAACATGGACTGAACAACCACCTACTCTTGTGAAAGAGAAATGGTTCTGGACTAAGACAAGTTGGTCTTATACTGACAACACAGTTGAGACTAGTGTTCAGAAAGTATATATTCCTCGTAATGGTAATGATGGTCTAAATGGTATTCCAGGCAAAGATGGTGTTGGTATTCGTAGTACAGTTGTCGATTATGCCGTATCTAATGATGGTGTAAACAGACCTACTACTGGATGGTCAAGACAAGTTCCAACTGAGAAATTAAACTTCACTTGGATGCGTATGACCTTGACCTATACCGATAATACTTCAGAGTCTGTCTACACTGTTTCTAAGAATGGACAAGATGGTAGACCAGGTCGTGATGGTATTAATGGTCTTCAAGGTCCTAAAGGTGACCAAGGGCTTCCAGGTCGTGATGGAGTAAATGGTGTTTCATCTTACACACACATCGCATATGCCGATAATCAAAATGGCGATGGTTTTAGTCAGACTGATGTTAATAAGCTTTATATTGGTATGTATGTTGACAATATTCAACAAGACTCAACCGATAAAAGAAAATATCGTTGGACTAAATGGCGTGGTCAGGATGGTCAAGCTGGTGTTCCTGGTAAACCTGGTGCTGATGGTAGAACACCGTATGTCCATTTCGCTTATGCAAACTCAGCAGATGGTCGTTCCGATTTTAGTTTAGTTAATACTAACAATAAATTCAGATACATTGGTCATTACACCGATTTCGAATCTGCCGACTCTAGAGACCCAAGTCGATATTCTTGGATTGACATGACTGGTGGCGTTGTTATTGGTGGCGATAACTTTATTAGAAATTCAGCATTTCCTAAGAATCTCAATGATTGGGGTTATTGGGAAATCGGACAACCTAATAATAAATTGAGTGTAGCTAAGCATGGATTTTATTACAATAATACAAGGGAAATTTTCTTACTGACTAACGACACTAACGGTGGTATTCCTGCTGCAACTAGACGATTCCCTGTTAAACGCAATACAACATATTCTCTTAATGTGTCAATGTTTGGTACTGTTAATCTTAAAAAGGTCGATATTTACTTCTTGGGTCGTAAGATTGGTGAAACTCAATCATATACAAAAGTCGTAAATGTTAAATCAATCAACGGTTCACCATCTACAACACAAGTTGTAAGATTTGAAAACATATTCAATTCTGGTGAATGCGACGAAGGATTCATCCGTATCGATAACGCTGGTCGTACTGATAACGGCACGTCTATGTTATTCTTCACTGAATTAGACGTCTATGAAGGAACTACTCCTCGTGTATGGCAGGCATCACCTTATGACTTGTCCGATGTAATTGAGACTAAAGCTGATTCAACTCTAACTAATCAACAGTTACAACTGCTTGCTGAGAATAATGCTAAAATGCGTGCAGAATTACAAGCCAAGGCAGCTGTAGATGAAGTACGAGCTTGGATTGCGGATTATAAGAACTATCTTAAATCATCAGAGGCTAATCGTGTTAAAGCTGAAAGTGACATTGTAACTCAATCACAACGTATCGTCCAACTCCAAACTGCTTTGGGAGATATGGCTAGTAAGACGAGTTTTATCGATTCTTTCATTACACAATCTAACGAGGGTCTTACAATTGGTAAAACGGATGGATCTAGCTCAATCATGTTCTCACCAGCAGGACGTATATCCATGTTCTCTTCTGGTAAAGAAGTAATGTATATTGACAAGGGTATGTTGTATATTGACAATGGTACTTTTGTTAAAACTATTCAAGTGGGCCGTTATAGGACTGAACAATATTTCGCTGACTTGGATATGAACGTTATCCGATATGTCGGTGATATCAATGTGGGAGGTAACTAATGTCAGAACATTGGAGTAATATAGACCGTGGTTATCAGTTAAAACTATGGGTCGATTTATCATCACAAAGTGTTGAAGGTAATACATCAAACTATAGACTTCGTCTATTTTTAATATCAAGAGGATGGTCATTTAGTGGGTATAATTGTACAGGTTATATCCAGTTCGATAATAGACGACTTCCTTTCTCTTGTAGTGCTATTAACCCTAATAGCGAAATTCTGATTTTTGATCAACCTGGACATTGTCTATGGCACGACGCTAATGGTAGTGCAAGTGGGAAGGTTAGTGTTGTATTTAACGGTCAAGGTGGATATTCTCCAGGTCGTTTGGAGATAGCACCTTTTGATTTAACACCACCGCCATTAGCTAAATTGTCTAAAGCTACAGTAGACCGTTATGAAGCTTATTTTGGTGAACAAATAACAATCAATATTAAGTGTCTAAAAGACTCATACAAACATAAACTTCGTTTTGGCTTTGGTAATATTTATCGTGATATTGCTAGTGATGTTGATACGTCTTACACTTGGACTATACCTACAGACCTCGTTAGCCAGCTTGGTCCTACTACCACGTATGGAAATGGTGAACTCTATATTGACACCTATGATGGTACTAATAAAATAGGAACGTCCACAGTATCTATAACCCTAAAAGTTAACACAACTGGGGCGTCAAGTAAACCAACATTTACAGATATTGAATTAACAGACGCAAACGCCACTGTTAAAAACGTCTTAGGAACTCCTAATGTGTTTTTACAAGTATTATCAAATATACAGTGTATTTTCAAAGGAGCAGTAGGAGCATTTGGAGCACCAATAAAAAGATATCATGCTGAGATTGTTGATAAGAACATGTCCATAGACTCAGATAATGATAAGTTTGGTATCATGAATTTTGTAGGAGATATTACGATATCTGCTTATATTGTGGATGAACGTGGTCTTAAATCTGATGTTAAGACGAAGACAGTTAAAGTCTTGCCATATTTCTCACCAAACATATTCTTTACTGCAGAACGTGTAGGACAGAACGCTTCAACAATCAATACAAGAACTACTTGTAAAGTTGCTAATCTAAATATCAATGGCGTACAGAAGAATAGTATTACTGTAAGGTTCTCTACTTCTGCAGATGGTGGCCGCACATTCACACTTAACGGTGGAGATGCTGACTTTGCATCTAATCAAACAATGGAGGCTGTAAATAGACTTGCGTCTCTACGTGGCGATTTTACACCTAAAGCGTCATTTGTGATTCGTGCTACCATTACTGACAAATTATCACCTCCAGTATCATATGATTACCCAATATCGACAGAAGAAGTCGCTATATCATATCATAGAACAGGTGTCGGTATTGGTATGGTACATAATAACGATAAATATCGTGTGCAAGTCGCACCTGGTGATGTTAGTATTGAAAATGGCGTATATCGTATCAAAGATACAGAAATACAAAACCATAAACTAACAGAGACTAATGGTACTTGTATTAAGTATAATTCTGGCGATGCTAACAGCATTCTAAAGACAGGCTTCTACAATGTTAATAATTGTTCTAACATGCCTAACAATGATTTACAATGGTGGTATCTTACGGTTATTGCGAATGCAGATACGTATGTTATGCAACAAGCTAATTCGTTCTTTAATGACAAGATTTACACAAGACAAAAACGTGGTAACCAGTGGTCTAACTGGGTCGCATTACAACAGGAGTCCACCGTTGTTAAGAAAGAACCTGAATGGGTTAAAGTGAATGGGGAGAATGGTTTATACGCACGATACAAAGTTATTGAAGGTGTCGTCTATATCCACCTTATCGCTGATCCATTCACAGAATCAAAAGGTAGTAGTGTTAATCTGCCTGGCGAATTTTGTAAGAACTTTGTAGGTTCTTATATGTTATCGGGTGTTGTTTTTGGTTTAGACCCTTTAAAACACTTATTGATTCAATTTAACCCTAACGGTCAGATTGCGGTTCTTAATGCTGAAAAAGGTAAAACAATGAAACACATGTTTTCATTTGCTATTTAGAAGGAGTAAGATTAGAAATGAGAATACATACAAAAATTGCATTGGCTGGCCTCGTCGGCACAACTGCTATCGGATTGGCTAATATGAATGAACATGCTGAGGCACGTACTCGTAATGTTACTCCCGATAGTAGCGTTATTTTAAACAAAGATAATAATATTGGAACAATTCATAAAGATATTTGTTCTGATGTTGTACAATTTCCTCTTGGAGGTAAGTAACATTGTTATATCTACTCACATCGACACACCCCCCAGCAGATGGATTGGGTAGACTCATAGGATATATCATTGACTTCTATAGCCATGGTATTGATGAACATCTTATGGTAGCTGCTACATTCTGGGTGATTATTCTTGATATTAGTTTGGGATATATCAGAAGCTGGGCTCGTAAGGAATTCTCTTCCACAATAAGCAAAGAGGGTCTTGGTAGTCATGCTTTTATATTTGTGACTGTAGCGATTAGCTACCCTTTAGCTGTATTGGCTAATGTAACAACAGAAGCTGATATGTTTATTTATTATTTATTCTTTTCTTATGCTGCGTCCATTCTAAAAAATGGGGAAGCTATTGGTATTAAAATTCCATTTATTACCAAATACGTGTCGGATAGAGTAGACCCTCATAAGAACGAAGATGAAGTTAAAAAGGAGAAAAATAATGATTAATTTTAAATTACGTTTACAAAACAAAGCCACACTTATCGCTCTTATCTCAGCAGTATTCTTGATGCTGCAACAATTTGGACTTACAATCCCTAGCAATATCCAAGAGGGAGTTAATACTCTTGTTGTTATCTTGGTTATCCTTGGTATTGTTACAGACCCAACAACTAAAGGTGTGGGTGATAGTGAACAAGCCTTGAATTATCATGAACCACGCAAAGACTAAAAAAGGAGTAACCCATGTCTAAATTGATGACGTCCCTCAGACTTATTGATGGTGGCGATGTTATCAAAAGCGGAGACACTTCTTCAGAATTTACATTCGAAATATTAGACGATGACGGAAATGTCTTTCCTCTAACAGGAGATGGTATTGTTACATTGTCTCAACTTGGTGAAATTAAATTCTCTAAGAATGTTAAAGTTGTTGACGGCGTTGTCACATTCGCTCTAGGGAAGAGTTTAGAATATGGTAAGTATCTACTTGAGATTAAAGTGGATGGTCATATCTTCCCTTCTAACAAATATAAAGTCAAAGTAGTACAATCTTCTTTCGGGGGAGATGCTCTTATCCCGCCTGATGTATACGAAGAGAAACTACGTGTCATTGCTAACGATATTAAACAAGCAGGGTTGGTCGATAGCGGTGAAGATTATCTTAACATTTATAACCTTGCTAAGATTTAGGAGGAAATATGTCTAATCTTTCAAATGCTTTCTCAGCCGTAGGTGCTGACATTAAACGTATTGATGCTGCTCTTGCTCAAAAAGCTGACAAGACTGAAGTTGCTAGTCTACCAACAGGTATCACTCAAGAACAACTTAACACTGCTATTGCGCAAGCTAAAACAGACCTTATCGGTGGTGCTCCTGAAGAGCTTGATACTCTTAAAGAGCTTGCTGATAAAATCAATGCTGGTGGTGGTAATGTTGATTCTGGTATTATCACTAAACTTACAGAACATGGTAGTCGTATCGCAGCGATTGAAAATGAAGACTTGGTAGCAGCATATACAGTAGCTAAGGGGTAATAATATATGAGCAATCTAGAGTTTGCTAAAGCTGTAGGTAAAGATATTAAAAAAGCCCAATCTGATATCATCAACAACAAATACGAACTGGTAAACCCTTCTAATGGTGAACGATTTATCAGTCCTATTAGTTATTGGTATCCTGATTTCCAGAAAGCTACATCTAAGTGGAACCAAGCCATTACCATGTCTGACAAACTCGGATTTGTTATTATTAACCCTAATAGCGGGCCTGGTGACCAAAAAGATGATATGTATGTAAAACAATCTATTCGAGCTAAAGCTGTAGGAGCCACTGTAATTGGATATGTCGCAACTGGATACGGTAAAATCGAGATTGACTCTATTATCAGTCAAATCAAACAATACCAAGAATGGTATACAATTGAAGGTGTGTTTCTAGATGAAACAATTAATGGATTTTCACAACAAGCTAGTCTCATTCCTAAATATATTGAGATGGGTAAACGCATCAAAGATGTTTACGGAAAAGACTTTATTGTAGTGGCTAATCCTGGTTCAAATATCGATGAATCATTGTTGGATTCTGCTGATGTGTTCATGAACTTTGAGTCTTCTGCTGATAATTATATTTCTCGTGAAGTAACACCTTCATATTGTCTATCACAACCTTATAACAAGTTCTGGCATTGTATTTACAATGTAACAAAAGACAATTACAAGGCTGTTCTTGATAAAGCTGATAAAGAGCATGTCGGGCATTTATATCTTGTTGATAATAAAAGTTACGGTTCTCCTGCATCGCCTTGGCTACAAGACGCAATGCGAAATTGGGCTAATAAAAACGCCTCTCTTGCAAGAAGTGTTGAAGAATTAAAAACTTCATCATTGTCTGTTAGTCAAGCGTATGGTTTGTTTCCAACATATAATAACTTTTTTCTACAGGTTATGGAACAAAATAAATTCGCGGAAGATCCTATTGTGGTTAAATCTCAATTACCTACAAGAGAAATTGATGCTTTAAAACAGAAGGTCGAAGAGTTAGAGAGAACTATCTCTGAGATTAAACAATCTATTCAAAAATAAATCCAAGGAGGCACTTAAATGAGTGTTCAACAATCTATTGTTAATTGGTTTGTAAATCATCGTGGCCTTGTTACATATTCAATGTACGGGTCTCGTAATGGTTCTGATGGTACTGGGGATTGTTCTGGTACTGTATCACAAGCCTTGAAAGAAGCAGGCATCGGCATTCAAGGTCTTCCTTCAACTGTGACTCTTGGACAACAACTTGCGAATAACGGTTTCTATCGTGTAAGTCGCAATGAATCATGGGATGCACTTCCAGGAGATATTGTTATGATGTCATTTGGTTCTGATATGGCGTCATCTGGTGGTGCTGGTGGACACGTCGGTGTTATGATTGACAGTGTAAACTTCATCTCTTGTGATTATTCAACACAAGGAGCACCTGGGCAAGCTATCAATACTTATCCATGGGATAGCTATTATAGCTGGAACCAATTCCCATATATTGAGGCATGGCGTTATGCTGATTCAGCACCTCAAACTAATAATCAACCTAATACAGTTGTTAATCCACAACAAGAGAAAGCATATTATGAAGCCAATGAAGTTAAATTCGTTAATGGTATTTGGCAAATTAAATGCGATTACCTAGCCCCAATTGGCTTTGACTGGACTGAAAACGGTATTCCAGTTGATATGGTAAACTGGGTTGATGCTGATGGTAACGACCTTCCAGACGGTGAGTCTAAAGATTTTAAAGCTGGAATGTTCTTCTCATTCGCTGGAGATGAAACTAACATTGTAGATACCGAAGACGGTGGATATTATGGTGGATATTACTGGCGTCTGTTCGAATTTGGTCAATTCGGTACAGTATGGCTCTCATGCTGGAACAAGGACGACCTTGTAAATTACTACGAATAAATATTAAGACTGCAAGCTTATTTGACCGCTTGTGGTCTTTTTTCAAGGAGGATTGTTATTTGGTAACAGTAGCAGAAGTTATTAATCGATTTGCAGATATGGCTAATCGTCATACTGGGGTCGATATTGATGGAGCCTACGGCATGCAATGTGTAGACTTACCAAACGCCCTAGCACAATGGTTCTTTGGTAAACGCATGCCTGGGAATGGGATTGATATGTTAGCTGCAGGTCGTGCTAATGGTTGGGCTGTATTACCAGCATCACAATGTGCACCAGGTGATATCTTTTGTAAATCAGAACCTGGACATGGATATGGGCATACAGGTCTCATCATTGCTCGTAATGGTAACAGTATTCGTTCTATTGACCAGAACTATGGTACTAATGGTTATGGTGGGCCTTGTGTATATGTAAATAGACAAATTGATGGGTCATGGCTTGGAGTAACACGACCTCCATATTCTGATGCTGGTCGTTCAAGTGGTGCGTCTGAAGGTGGAGAGAAGAAACCAGGATTTCCTATTCGTGACATCTCGTATGCTGGTCATACACTTCCTGCAAGTATACAATCTGACTTGTTTGGTTGGTGTAGTAAACGTAATCTATTACCTTCAGGCTGTATCTCTCAATTATATCTTGAGTCATGGTGGGGTGCATCTAATGTAGCCCGTGTTGATAATAACTGGGGTGGTATGACTGGTGGAGCTCAAACTCGTCCTTCAGGAGTTGTTGTTACAACGGGTAGTTATCGACCTGCTAATGAAGGTGGTACATATATGCACTATGCGTCTGTAGCAGATTACATGAATGACTGGACATATTTGATTTCTGGACACGGATATAATTGTTCTGGTAAACAAGATATTAATGCGTTCACACTTGGTCTATTTAGGCAAGGTGGAGCAGCGTACGATTATGCTGCAGTAGGATATGGCGGATATGCGCCACAGATGAATAGTATCCGTAATGGAGTAAATGGAGCTAATAGTGGATATTTAGATGCAGTAGACCAAGCTTGGAAGGACGGTACTCTTGGTGAAGGATATGGTGGACAAGGAGAAGGTCCTAGCGAACCTGAAGAAGAATATCCATGCTTCATGTTCAACGCTAAGGGGTATCCTGAATTGTATGAAGAGGGAACCTTATTCTATTACAATGGGCAAATCAATGAAGTGCAACCTATCCACAACCAAGAAGAAATCAAATATCTCAATGAAATCTATACAGACTCGACTGGTCGTAAACTAAAAGATTATCGTTGGGATAAGGGTAAAGACGATGGTGTTAAGAACTTCTTCGGTGTTGTCCATCCAGGAAGTCAAGTAGAAGCTATCAAGAAGAAAATCGATGAGATTATCGCAGAACTAGATGAGGCGGTGGATTAATATGGCAATGTCATTCTTTTTCAATGTAACAGGATATCCGCAATGGTTTGAACCTGGAACATTATATTTCTACAATGGTGCAATCAACGAAGTACAACCCGTACATAATCAAGAAGAAATCAAATGGCTTGGTAATGTATTTAAAGAAACAACAGGTCATGAATTGAAGGATTATCGTTGGACTAATACCTTCCCAGTGCACGTACGTATTTTCTCTGTCTTAAACCCGTCGAGTCAATATGACAAGATACAGAAGGCTCTGGATGCAATACAGAAAAACTTACTAGCGGCGGTAGATTGATATGGGTATTAATTTCTTTTTCAATGTTAAAGGAGACCCTAAGAACTTCGAACCTGGAACTTTGTTTTTCTATAACGGTAATGATAATGTTGTTCAACCTGTACATAATTTAGAAGAACTTAAATGGTTGCAGGGTATTTATGAAGATTGTAATGGTAAGGGTCTTAAAACATATTGGTGGACTAATAATGCACCAGTTCACGTACGCATATTTGGTGTTTTACAACCTGGAACCACAGGTATGTATAGTAAAGAGATACAAGGGAAAATCGCTTATATGAAAGAGAAAGCTAAGGCTTATATCGATATTTACGGCGACCCTACTCATTTTACACCAAAGATTGCAGTTCCTATTCGAGCAGATTGTACAAAGACTGCTGAAATTTTAGGTACTGCTGAAATCGACAAGACTTACCATATGACTAAAACCACAACGGTATGTGATTACCATTGGGGTGCAATTCAATACAATGGTCAAGTCGCATGGATTACAATCGGTGATATTACTGGGGAGACTTATGGCATCCTTGAGAAACGATATAATCACGATTGGTAATATTCTAGGTGTGTTGTTGTGAAAGGTAACACACTTTTATCCTCTCATATAATAGAAAGAGAGGAATTTAAAAATGAATAAATTCAAGAATAAGGGGATGGGAATCATATACGGATTCGCTATTATACTTTTCCATGCTGTTGGGCATTGGTTAACAATACAATATAAATACGATGAGAGTTTTCATCAATTTGTAATTAATCTCAAGAATGCGATATTTAGCTATTTTAATAGCAATATCCCTCTTGAAGTTACAATTGGGATTTCAGGATTCATGTTTATAATGATGATAATCAGCTCATTCTGGAAGTATAGCGAATAGGGATTTACAAGTCCCTTTTTTTTTTCTGCCTGTATAATAGGAGGTAACACTCTGAACAAAAAAAAATAAAAGGAGGACATTGTTATGTCTAAATCAAAAAAAGAAATCAAAGATACTGAAGTTATGGCTGATGCTGTTGAAAACGAAGAAACAGTCAACGTACAAGCTACAGAAGAAGAAACAGTAAACACTGTTGTTAATGAAGAAGAAGAAAAAGATATTCTTGTTCCAAAGAAGAAAAAACGTTTGAAAACGGTAAAAGAATTTTGGAATGATTATAAAAAGACTATCATTACAGTGATTGTTACTGCGTCTGCAACTGTGGCAGGAACGTTGTTAGTTGAAAGCGTTTTATCAGATAATGACAAAACTACAGACATCATTGATGCAGAATTTACAGAAATAGACGGTAATGATGAAACTGTATTTGTAGAAACAGAATAATTGTGTTACGACTGAAAGAACCTTCGGGTTCTTTTTTTTTTTTTTGAAAGGATAAATAAAATGGGAATGATATTGCCCTCAAAACTAAATAATCAAATTTGTAGGATTTTATATAAGCGTACAATGGAATACGTTGAAAACATCGAAGCAGGATTCACATATCCTGACGAAACAGAATTGTATGAATATATGGACGAGTATGGATTATCTGTAAATCCTATGTCTATAATCAACGAACTATGCACGCCTGATGAAATAGACTTACTCATGTCTAATTTACAGATTGTATTGTATTTTATGCCACATATCGAATATCAATGCTTAGATGTATTGGATAAGCGTAATGAACAATGGGACAAGGAGTACCAATCTTATTTGAAAAGGAATAGAAAATGACATTAAAAGACCAGCTAATTGTAAGACCCGTATTATGCGGAAACTATATTGTTTCTGAAGAAGTAATACAACGAAATGAAGACCTTAATCTTATTGTTAATATCGACAAGAACAACCCAGCAGAACCAACTCTAGTAAAAGACTATATTTATGAAACAAATGATACGGTCTATTACTACACAGGAGTATGGCAACGACTACCACACAAACGCTTTGCCTTAATTTTCCGCCCGTATTATAGAAAGGAAGGTAATTAGAATGAAATTACTAAATAAAATTAAAAATGTCGCAGAAGACATTTTCTTTGTTGAGGAACCTATGGTGAAAGCTATGGAGGAAGTTGACGATCTTGTTCTAAATAAGATTGTGGAGAAAGCAGATAATGTTGTCTCGATTGACGCTAAGACGGAAGAAGAATTTAAAGCTCAAATTGAAGAAGCTATTAACATTCGTAAAACTTACAACAATTATAACAATGTAATTGTTAAAGAAGTGAAAACGAAGAAAGAGCTCTCAGACGGTGCTTGGAAATTCTGGGCGACTGTCGTAAGCGGACTCACGAGTGGTATTATTGTTATCTATTCCACATTATATGCGGATGAGGGTAACTTTATCAATGACTTTACAAAAAAGGTCATCAACAAGAAAATTGATGGCGAAAAATTCTGATTTTATTAGTGAAGAGTTTTACGACTCTTCCTTTTTTTTTTTGGAGGATTTTTATGCGTGTTTATATTACTGTGCGAGAGCACGAGTTTCATGAAGACGGATACATTGTAGATAAAGTATTTACAGATTATAAAGAAGCACAAGACTCGCTTCTACAAAAAGGGTTTCGTATTCTTGATGAAGAGGAAGAACTATATTTAAACGAGGGGAGAAAAGATGGATACCAATATGCACGTATCTATCATAGAACTTTATGAGACGATTTGGAATTGATGGCACACTCTATCAATATACAATGTTCGCCAATGGGCATACATTTCGAATTGAGATTGATGATTTATTTGATGACCCACAAGCTGATGCTTTTAACCTAGGGTTAATTCAAAACGACTTCGTTATTCATTTTCGTGATATTTTGGAGAATGTTGATTTTATTGGTAAAGTAACAGATGTAGACCAGCAAATTATTGACAATGGATTTGCTGATAGTAAATTTACAATTGAAGGAGATGTACTATGAATAGTTATATTCCTAGCAACAAGATTGAAATGTTACCTGAGAATTTCTTGTTGATCAATGATAAATATATCGTTGGTGGATTTCTTATGCAAAAGAAAGAGAATTTTGTATATGCGTTTGGTCCATTCTCTGGTTTGCCAGTCGATGAAGAGAAAGATTGTGTAAATGATATTGCAGTCTATCTTAATAGTAAACTTAAAAAAATCACTAACAATGTATACGCCACGTATTCGTATTTTAACCACGACGAAGATCGATGGTATATTCGTTTCGATTCGATCAAACAAGCAAAATAATTTCCACTTGTATAATAGAGATGGTTATGTCTAAGATTGTAAGCTCAGAGGTAGAGCGACAGATTTAATGCGGACGGTGGGTTCGAGTCCCATCACAATCTAAGGCGTTTCCATCTCTAATTTTTTTTATAGGAGGTACCCGATGGGTAAAGATTACGACAAGATTGAACCTAGTCCTGAAAAGGAAAAAGTTCAAGAACCAGCGGAAACTCAGGAAACTGTTGAGGTTACTGAGAAGGTAGAAGTAAGGGAAGTTAAACCAGTCCCTATCAAGAAGAAATCATTGTTCAAACGAGCATTGATTGCCCTAACACCAGAAGGTGGGTTCAAGCAACTCGCACATGACACATTTGTTAATTCGGTTATTCCTGCATCTAAAGATATGCTCTACAATGCAAGTCAAGGTGCTCTCAATGCCATTATTTACGGAGGACGTAATAATGGAGGCAACTGGATTAATGCAGCAGGTCGTGGTGCTGTAGCAGGTGCTCGTAATGGGTTGCAACAACACGCAAATCGTGTTCCTTATAATCAAATGGGAAATACACGTCAGCGTCAACAACAAGCAGCACCTGTGCCACGTCATGAGTATACACAAGTTGAACACTATACTCAAGCTGATGCAGAATATGTACTAGCTACAATGCGTCAGTATATTATTGACCAAGGTTATGTATCTGTAGGTGATTATTATTCAATCTCAGGTGCAGACCAAACAGGTATTTCTGTATCATATACCGACAATACTGTAGGTTGGGTCGACCTTAAAGGAGCCCGTACTGTACGTAATCCTAATGGATATTACGTCATCACACTTCCACCAATCACAAACGTTTAGAAAGGATATTATTATGTTTAAGAATTGGAACAAGAAAAAAGTTATGAAAGTCGTTAAAGTTATTTGCTTCGGAGTCGTGCCATATTTGGTAGACGTAGCAAAAGAATATCTTCATAAACAAGCTGGGTTTAAAAACCTCATTGTTGAAATGCCAAAATAAGAAAGGATCTAAATTATTATGAAATTCAAAGTACCAGTAAAAGTAAATCGTATGTATCATGGAGTATTGCGTTGGGGGCGTCGTAACAGCCCTTATATTTGTACAGGTGTAGGTCTTATTGGTCTAGGCGCATCTGCATATATGTTGTATCAAGCTCGTCCTGCAATTGAAGCAGGTGTTGAAGAACTTGAACGTGCTAAAGCAGGAGAAGAAGGGGCTTCTACAGCCAACGGTGTTAAAACTATTGCTAAAGCTGTAACAGGACCAGTTCTAGGAGCTACAGCCTCAAGTCTTTTGATCCTTAATGGACAACGTATTCTATCACAACGTCTTGCAGCCACAACACTCGCTTACAACACACTCTCAAGTAAGCTTGACAAATACAAAGAATGGTTGAAAGAAAACCATCCAGAAATGGCAACACAAATCACACAAGAACTTGAACGTGTGCCTGAAAACAAAGATGAAGCTAAGAAAAAGAAACCAGTACTCGTGGATACAATCAAAAAACCTAGCCTTGTATCTGAAGCAGGGTTCTTCGTAGAAGCAAGTCCATTGTTGAGTGACTTGCGTGAAGGCGGAGAATATGATTACGGTATTCTTGAATCAGCAGTTATGCGTGTGTTGAACGATGGTAATCCTGAAGCTCGAGACAGTGATACACTTGCCGAACGTGTTGGTATTTATCGTGCTGAAAACGAACAAGGATATGTAACATTGCGTGATGTATTCCTTGCATTCGGTATTCCAAAAGAGTCACTTGCATCTCATCGCGATGCTGCGCCAGTAGACTATCGTCGTGCACGTGACATGGTATGGTCTGCAGGTAGTGCGTCTGGTTCATTCGACTGTCGTGTTGAGGTTGTACCAGTGACTGTAGAAGAAGACGGTGTTGTATTCAAGAAAGACCGTTTCTTCGTATCATTCGCTCGTGCACCACACTACGATTACTACGCAACTAAAGGATAATAAACCTTATATTAGACAGTAAAGCTGTGGTCGTGCTGCTAACAGGCGATGTTAAACAACGACAAGCACTGATATAAGAAGAGGCCTCATGTCGAGAGATTCGGGCATTAGAAAGGATAACACAATGAATAAAAAATCATTACTAGCAATTATTGGATTGGGTGCAGTTTCTACTACTGCCCTAATCTATAATTATTTACAATGGAAATCTAACAAGGAGTTAGAAGAACAACTAGACGTTTTGAATGAAAAACTCGTAGAGCTTAACAATGCTCTTGACAAATATACAAATGTCGAAGTTATGGAAGTAAAACTAGAAGTAGAAGAAGAGCAACCTAAAAAATCCAAGGTTGTTCCTTTATATCAACCACAAGTAACTGGCCCAGCTCCAGTAGAACAGGTTGAAGAAGTGAAGACCATTGTAAACGATGTCAATAAACAAACTGAGAAACGTGACGAATTTCTACAACAGTTTGAAGTTAACCAACGTGAAGAAAAGATTATTGAGGTAGACGATATGAAAATTGATGCGAATAGCCCTCAAGCATTTTCTATTTACAAAGATAATATCTTAGCTAGTATTGTGGAAGAGGCTAGTCGTGTTGATGCAGACCAATATCGTGAGTGGACTCGTGATTTCTATAATCTAGGTCATTACGACACTACCAATATCTCTACACAAGATATTATCAAGCAAATGTACGAAATGTTCGATTATCCAATTGACCCTGACTTGTGGTACGATGACGATGAACAATTCCGCTTGAAGATGCTTGAACAACTTGAAAACTTCTTTGGAACTGGAACAGTGTACAGTGATTTTGTTACTTACGGTAACTTCATTGCTAATACCGTTGATTTCCTTGCACAAGAATATGACGAAATTAGTAAACTTGAAATTGCTGCAATCATGCTACAACAGCTTGATGTGTTTGACCCAGACACAAATGCTGGTATGGTCTTTGACCGTATTAAAGACGCATTCAATCACAACTTGCGTACTGGATATGGTTATGGTGTCCTAGCAATCAACGAAGATAATATTGGTTGGTTTGTAATGGACGACGCCAAGAATGCTATCCGAAACGAAATCAATGATTTCAACAATTATCTATATGATAATATGGACGAGGTATAGGTATGGCTACACCAGGACCAGAAGGAGTCTATGCTATGAGAGTTTATTTTGTTAATGGAGATTGGACTCCGTTACATTTAAACTCTGTAGAATATATGAATTTCCGCAAAGCAGCTAACGATGGGAGTACATATTACTATGGTGATGGTAAGATGATATTCCTTGACAAGATTACACATATCGAAATGTAAGGAGAACGATGAAATACCCTGATGAAGATATTTTGGGGTTTGTTCCAGACTTCTTAGAAATTGTTGTTGGAGAAACTAAGAAAGATAAATATGTTATATATCCAGACTTCAACTTTATCAAAAACAAAGACATTGTCATTAAAGGTGGCGTTGTCTCTGGTTGGTGGACAGGTGAACAATGGATATTAGGTTATGAAGGTCTAACAAAATATATTGATGAAATACTTAAAAAGTATACTAAGCATTTTAGACAGTTAAACGAAGATGTTAATGTTAGTGTTCATCTGATGCAAATGCATTCAAGTGGTGCTATGAAACGCTTTGACGATTTCGTTAACCGTTTTAAATCTGAAGATGATAAGACATTTAATAATAATATATTCTTTCTCTCTGACGAAGTTAAGAAAGAAGATTACTCAACTTACAAATTACCTTATGACCCAACAGAAGGTAAGACGGAAGCATTTAGTGAACTTTTTAACGTGTTGTATGACAAGGAAGAATTAGATAAGATATTGTGGGCTATGGGTGCACTATTGACAGGAAGTATGCCTGATATCCACAAGTTCTTATTCATCTACGGGCCAAAAGGTTCAGGTAAATCTACAATCCTTAAGGTGCTGGAGCTCATTATTGGAGATTACCAAGCGCCTATTGATTTACGCGGATTTACAAGTTCTTCTGAGTTTGCAACAGCAGACGTTAAAGAAGTTCCAGTATTGATGGATACCGATAGCGACTTAAGTAAGATTACAAACGAACAGAACTTGTTGAAACTTACAGCACATGAACCAGTGATTATTCGTAAGCTTTACAAACAAGGTTATCCTGTTATATTTAATGGTCTGCTTATCACAGCCTCTAACGAACGATTTAAATTGCACAATGCCGACTCAGGTATTACTCGTCGTGCTCTCGTTGTATCACCTACAAGAAATAAAGTAGATTATACACGATACAAGCAACTCATGAACTCTATTAAATTTGAAGTACCACAAATTGCGCAATTGTGTATTGACAAGTTTAATGATATGGGTGCAGACTACTACGCAGAAGATGTAGATACTAATATCATCGAGTACTCTGATAAAGTATTTAAATTCTTGCGTGAGTATTACGAGGAATTAGAACACGGTGTTAGTTTTAAACAAGCAGCATCTATGTTCGAGTCGTTCTTGGAAGATATTGGTTGGAACACAACTGGTGTCAAACGTAAGTTGGAATCTGACTTAACTTTATATTTCAATAAGTTTGAGGACAAACATGAAATGCCAGACGGATCTATTGTCCGTAACTGGTACAGTGATTTGAACCGAGAAAAAGTATTCCCTGAATTGTTGAAGGAGAAGCATCAAAAAGCTAGGGAAGAAAAGAAAGAACAACCAGTTATTGAGTTAACTGAACACATAAAGGAGGACAACGTGTTTGATGTAGAATATCACGATGTACCTGCTCAATACGCTACAGAAGACGGTATACCAATGCGTAAATGGGATAACTGTACTACAGTCTTGAGTGACCTAGACCCAACAAGATTACACTTTGTACGTGTCCCATACAACCATATTGTCATTGACTTCGACTTGAAGAATGACAAGGGCGAGAAAGACTTGGCTACGAACTTGGCTAAAGCATCTATATATCCTAAGACTTATACTGAAGTATCTAAGTCTGGAGGAGGCATCCACCTTCATTATATTTATGAGGGTAATGTCGAGGACTTAGCTAATGAGGTTGAACCTGGAATTGAGATTAAGAAATTCACAGGTCATACAAGTCTTCGTCGCAAATATACTAAATCTAACAATGAGTTTATCGCTCATATTTCTTCTGGTCTTCCTTTAAGAAAGGATGAACAAGTGTTTAAAGACGTACAAGATATTGTATGGACTAGTGCAAGTCTACGAGGTTTTGTTGAGAAATGTTTAGCTAAGGAACATCACAATGCGACTAAACCAGAAGTAGATTTTATTGCTAAAGCCATGAAAGATGCAGAAGAACAAGGTCTTAAATACGACTTGTCTGATATGAAGTACAAGGTTAAAGACTTTGCTAAGAGTAGCACTCACCAACGAGACAATGCTTACAAAGTATGGGCATCTATCAACTGGAAGACTATCGAGGAAGAACCAGTAACACAGTCTAAATCGTTATTCGTTCCAGAAGAAGATATTTACTTCTATGACTTGGAAGTATATCCTAACTTGAATATTCTTTGTTTCAAGCGATACGATGGAACATTGTCTGAAGATCCTAAGATTGCACACAAACAATTGTTTGACTCTATTCCTGATGAAGTCTGGGAGTCTGGTGAGTCTTGGACAAGTCCAGATAACAATATTGGTGTATGGTATAATCCAACTCCAGCAATGTGTGCATCTATCATGAACAAAGCTCGTGTAGGATTTAACAACCTTAACTACGATGCTCATATTTTCTACGACATGTATTGTGGTAAGAAACCTATCGAAATCTTTAATCAGTCACAAATGATTATTGATGGACCACGAGCTAAAAACCCAGGTAAGCGTGGGCCTGCATATTCTATTGACTATGCCGATATTTACGAGTTCCATGATATTAAGATGAGTCTTAAGAAATGGGAAATCAAGATTGGATATCCTCACGATGAGTTTGAATTCCCTTGGGACAAACCTCTTGCCAAAGAACACTGGGGTCGTGCTGGTAAGTATTGTATGAACGACGTAGGTGCGACTGAGTTCTTGTGGAAATACCATTTAACACAAGATGCATTCACAGCTCGTAAAATTCTATGTACTTTAACAAATCTACCTCCAATAAACAAGAACCAAACCCTTGCTGCTAAATTCTTATTTGGTGATGATAAGAACCCACAAGACCAATTCAACTGGTACGACTTGTCTAAAGAGTTCCCTGGTTATAAATACGACCCATATGCTAATCCTAAATCAACATATATGGGAGAAGCTACATCGGAAGGCGGATATGTATTTGCTAAACCAGGTGTTTATAGACATGTTGTAGTGTTGGATATCAAATCCATGCACCCACACAGTCTAGGAGCTATGAATTATTTTGGTAAATATACAGGACGATTTATGGCCGTTGTAGAAATGCGTGTGGCTATTAAAGAAGGTCGTATCGAGGATGCTAAGAAGGCGTTTGATGAAGTGGATAAGGCGTTCGGTAATAAGCTGCAACCGTTCTTGGAAAAAGCGGCAGAGGCTTTTGGTCTTGCACACGCTCTTAAGATTGTTGTAAACCTTATTTACGGCATGACTTCTGCGCCATATCCTAATATCTTTAAAGACCCTCGTAATATTGACAACTGTATTGCTAAACGTGGTGCTCTATTTATGGTACAACTTAAACACGAAGTACAAGCAATGGGTTATGAGGTTGTTCATATTAAGACTGACTCAATCAAGATTGCAAATGGCGACCAAGCTATCATTGATTATTGTATGAAACGAGCTCGTGAATACAAATATGAGTTCGACCATGAACATACATATGACCGTATGGCTTTGGTTAATGATGCAGTTCTTATTGCACAAATTGGATGGCCTGAGAAAGAAAAAGGCAAATGGGAAGCAGTTGGTACTCAATTCGCTGTACCATATGTCAAGAAGACCTTATTCACTCACGAAGAAGTTTTACCAGAAGAATTCGCTATGCTTAAACAAGCCAATGGTGGATCTATTTTTATTGGTAATAAATTCGTAGGTAAGAATGCTTATATCTATCCATCTCGTACTGGTGGAGAAGCTATTGTTAAACGCCCTACAGATATTACACAATCTATCAAGTTGCGTTACGACAAACCTATTGAGAGCTATTTACCTAAACGTGATCAAGTTGGAACACCTCAAGAGATTGAACAACGTCGTATTGAGCGTATTGCTAAAGAGGTTAAGGTTGAACCTGAAGTTGTTCAGGAGATTATCGACTCTAACTTCGAGAAATACGTCATCGACAAACCATCAGCTCTTACAGGTTGCTCAGGCTACAAATGGAAGCTCTGGGATGAGTTCAAAGATATTGAAGATGTTGACATGATGTATTACAACGACTTACGTGCTAAAGCGGTTGATGCTATTTACGCAGTAGGTGATGGCAATATCATGTTCAAAGGCACTATGTTTGAAAGGAAGAACAATGAAGAAATGGTTGTTTAACTTTCTAGAGAGGATTAGGTCTCCTATCCTTTATCTAGTTACAGTAAGCCAGGCACAAGCTGGTGACGACGAAAATACAATGGGTATTAAAGTATTCCAACTTGCAATGCCTAAACGAAGTCTGAAAAGACTAACACAAGCGTATGAGCTTTCACCTTTACAACAACCTTTCATTGTTCTGGATTTAGACGATAAAAGTAAGATTAGTATTAATGTGAATGCTGTACGAGAAATCTCTGCGATACCTTGTAAAGATGAGGACGAACTTAGAGAGTTTGTTAAATCATCTGAGTTTACGTACAACAAGATTTGGATTGGTATGCGTGAGGTGATTATTGATGGATGATAAAGATATTGTTCGTTTAATTAACATCATGAAACCTCACATTGAATCTAAACGTAATCGAGCATATATTGATATGGACGAACTACTGTCATTAAAGATGGTTGGTATGTCTGATGCTAAGTGTGCAGATTATTTCAATGTCAGTCCTAGTACGATATATCGCAGAGTACAACAATTAAAGAAAGAAGGTAAACTATGATTTTATCTCATAGATATCTGTATAATATTCCAGATAAACTACATCCGCGACCGTTTAACGAATTGTACAACGTAGTCTCAGACTATAGGACTTTTATTCATATTTGTAGAAACAAGGCAGATATGTCATCGCTAGAGTTCGACTATCAACAATCACTACACACACAAGAAAGTGTTGTGGAAGATGCTTGTAGATTTGAACTTGGAGCTAGTAACAAACGACTATATCTCTTCCAAGGATATTTCAAGATTGATGATTATGTTCGACAAAAGATCAAAGATACTGGCGGAAATTTCTCTGTAGAGATTGAGGCTATTGATGTTGAAGATAGTCACAAGTCAATCTTATTCCGTGGAGATGATAACTACGTCTTGTATGCATCTACAACTTCAAGACCTACAAACAAAGAAAAAGTATATATTGATTCGACTAAAACGTCTGGGGGTTCGTTCGTTAAAGTCAAGTATTCTTCTGGATATTACTACGAGGAGATTATTCCATGATAATTGAAGAACTCAAACCAATACAGCGTGTACTTCAAGGTGGAGGAAAACGTGTATTAGGTGAGCGAAGTAAAAGGGAACGAGACTTATTTGGTAACACAAATTGGATTAACAATAAATACGCATACGCTAGAGCTGATGCTATTACGAATTGGAATCGTCAATATAACGAGCTAAAAGATATTATGGAGTGCGAATATTATCCATCATACGGGTTATCTGTTGAGGATATTACATTCTATATTCATGCTTGTGAAGGTGAGATTGAATTAATTCTACGTAATCCTAACTTGTTAGATGGTAAGAGTCACAATATATTCAACAAGACTGTACGCTATCTACAAGAGTTACCTATATCTCGTTGTGCAAACTACTTGTACAATCACCCTGAACTCCTGGGCTCATTTTTATATGACCCAAATACAAAAACATTCATGTCGAAGTTGTCTGAAGATGAGGTTCGATATGACATTTATTCACAATTAGTAAAACGTAAATATGGACGCTATGTCAGCAATCACAAGAAACTCGACACGGCATTACTAGCAAACTCGTGGGGTGAGGATAGAGTTCCTGAAGACTCTCCTTACAACCACAACAGAAAGAAAGGAAAATAACACCATGGCACTTACAATCAACAACAACCGTATTTCATTCCCTAACTCACGTCTTCGTTTTCGTAATTTTAAAGGGAAAAACAAATTAGGATATGACGAAGCTCGTAACTTCTGTGTGGATATCCAAGATGAAGATATGGTACAAGACCTTATCGATTATGGATTTAATGTTAAATACACAACTCCTATGGATTTACCTACATATGAAAAATATGCAGAAGCAAAAGGTTGGGAGGAACCATTTGATCAATACATTTCAAACTTTGTTCCTACACCATATATTCAAATCAAGGTTACAAACAAACCAGGATTACCTATCAAACCAAATATTCGTATTTATGAAGTTGATGACTCAACAGGTAATGCTATTCGTATAGACCAAAACGATCCTAAACAAGTTGAAGAAATGGATGAAATGTACTACAAACATGCAGACGTTGTAGCATCTGTTTACGAATGGGCATACCAAGGTAACAATGGAGTATCATTGTATCTTTATGGTCTTTATTTCCACACAGAACCATATTCAGGTGGTGGGGACGAGTTCTACCAAAAATACGTACTCGGTCAAGACACTGCTGATGAACCAGAACTCCCATTTGACTAATGCCTTTAGAATCATATCTAGAGCGTAGAGTATGTGCTACTATACGGAAATGGGATGACCATATTTGGGTACAAAAGAACGACCCGAATATTATACAAGGTTTCCCAGACCGTGTCGTATTCTACAAAGGTAAGGTCGCATTTCTTGAATTTAAAAAGAGTAAAAACTCACCAGCAAGACCCAACCAACCATGGTATATTGAGACTCTAAACAAGGAGTTTGGTTTTGCTAGGTTTATATATCCTGAAAACGAGATAGAAGTTCTTGAAGCATTAAAAGAGTTTCTATTATAATCCGACGGGCCATGTCGAGAGATTCGCCCAATAGAGAGGAGAACTATGGACGATTTTTATAAGTATGAAAGATTGATGATTTCGTTCGGGTTTGTTTGGTCTGAGGCTGATAATCTATTTATCAAGGAAGATGATAACTATATTCCTGAAGTCACAGTAGAACAAGCCCAAGATATGTACAAGGTTATCTATGGCGATTAAATTTGGGGAAATCGAATTATACGAAGACCAAGAAATAGCTTTGAATAAATTATCTAGCGGTAATGTCCTTGTAGGTGGAGTTGGTTCGGGGAAGACATTCGTGTCTATATTCTGGTATTTGAAGAACTATCCAGATAGACCATTGTTAGTAATCACAACTCCATCTGCGCGTGATATGGTTAAGAAAGGACATACAAAACCAGATTGGCATGAATCTATTGAGGCTTGTGGTATTAGTGAAGATAGGTATATGGTTGATAGCTGGAATAACATTGAGAAGTACAAGAAAGTGAGAGATGCTTGTATTATCTTTGATGAACAACGAGCTATCGGGTATGGTAAATGGGCTAGAACGTTTATACATCTAGCAAGATTTAACAACAATGCTTGGATAATGACAAGCGCAACTCCAGGCGACGTTTGGATGGATTACGTTCCTCTGTTTTGTGCTAATGGATTTTATAAACACAAGACTGATTTCTGTAATCAACACGTTATTTGGAATCCACATGTGAAGTTCCCTGCAGTACAACGATATGTTGGTACTGGTAGACTAAATGCTCTACGCGAACAAATCCTTGTTAAGATGGATGATAAACGTAAGACAGTAAGACACAAGTCTGTTAAGCATGCATATTACAACGTGGATAAGTATAACCTGATTGTTAAAGAACGATTTAATTATGACACAGGTATGCCTATTCAGAATGCATCGGAATTCACACATTGTCTAAGACGTGTTGTTAATACAAGTCCAACTCGTGCTATATTGTTGTTAGAACTAACTGAAAGATATGATAGAATTATTGTGTTCTACAACTACACTTACGAGTATGAGATGATTGTTGAACAAGCAGAAAAGATAGGTATGAAATGGGCTGCTTGGAATAGAATGAAGCATGAGAATGTACCAACTGGGGATAAATGGTGGTATATTGTCCAGTACAATGCTGCTGAGGCTTGGAATTGTATTACAACTAACTGTATGGTGTTCTGGTCTTTAAACTCGTCTTACCGCAAGATGGAACAAGCTGAAGGTCGTATAGACCGCTTAAACGCTTCGTATAAAGATTTATATTACTATTACTTCTTGTCTGATGCTATCATTGATAAACGAATAATGGTGGCGATTGAGAACAAGAAAGCATTTAACAACTCAGCCTTTGCTAAGAAATATTACGGGCTTGAGTTTAGTAAGGAGAAAACAAATGAAACTAAAACTAACTAACTATGCATGGGATATCGAAACAAAAGATAAAAAAGACATTTCAATGTCAAGTATTGTGGATTTGGATTCAATTCTTATGTTCATTCCTAAATATGCTCTTGGGTTTGGATATCGTAAACCTGTTCTTGCTAACGACGGTAGCGATTTGAATGATCCAACTCCAGCAGGAACTCGTGGTGAACGTGGAGGAATTATGAAACTCTACGATACAGCATTTTCTGGATACGCTGCTCTACCTGTAGGTTACATTGCTGTAATGAAGAATGGTAACTACGTTCCATTTACAGACTTTGAAACACCTTATAACAGTGACAAATGGTCTGTGTATGATAACCTTTCTCTAGAAGATACTAAGCAATGGATGGAAATCCAAAAAGAACAAACACATATTGACCACTCGGTGTTGGACTCTATCACAGATAGTATTGACCTGGAAACTAAATACTACGCGATGTATCAAAAACCATACACACAAAATGTTGTTGAGGTGCTTGATATGGGGCTTGACCATATTCAACGCAAGATTAACGATTTACAAGACGAATTCCTAATCCTTGTTAAAACTGATGAACCAGCTCAGCACGATAATGCTCGTAAGACATTTAAATATCTAGCTAACTTTAACACAATCATCAATGTCACACGTGCATCTACATACCAACCAGATTACAGCACATCTACAAACCAAATTGAGAATCCTTATATTCCTGGATTTGTATTTGATTACACTTGTGATAGTGACGTTATGAAAGCTTTGCAACGTATTACAGGACAATCTGTATCTCAAGGAGCTGATAATATGGCTCTTGATGGTAAAGAATTCTCTGAAGTAACATTCCCTGCACCATATTTCACTTACAATAAATCTAGTGATATTGTTGAATATCGTGCTGGTAATCTATTCCATAATGCTGCTGAGTACTACAAACATTTCACTAACCGTTTTAAATATTAAGGAGTTATTATGACTGCTACATTTGATAAAAATGATTTTAAACTAGTTATTGGATATGCTGAAGCTATGTATATCAAGAACTACGGTTTTGACGATGTTGATTTGAATGGTTGTCTCAATGCTGCTCAGTTTATCAAGAACAGTGAAGGCTATGAACCTATGTTGATGGAACGTTGGGTTAAACAAGACAATGGTGAAATCAACTTCCGTATGGTTAATGCGCCTATTATCCTTGATGGTGTATACGACGCTAATAAGACCATTGCTGGAACTCTCAAGATTAAAGATGGTTCTGGACAAACATTTGGTACCTTCCGTGATGCTATTGTAGCTGAAATGAAGACCGTTATTGAAAAGGTTGCCGAAGAAAACCGTCGTGTTACTATTAACATTAAGAAGGATACTGATGATAAATATTATATCAACAGCGTTGGTTGGGAAGTTGGAGTGATGAACATTACTCAAACTCTTGAAACCCCAATGGAAGCTGACCCAAATCAACACAACTATTCATTACAGAGAGGATATTAAATGGAATGGAATGACCACTGGCGATTAGAAGGACGCCATGCGACACTTAGCCCATCAGGATATCATTGGTTGAATTATGACCCTGATAAGATGCGTCGTGTAACTTGGAATAATTATTCTAAGGAAGACGGCACTAAAATGCACGAACTAGCATCCAATATGATATTGTATAGTATCATGCCTGAAAACAACGAGAATGCTCTTAACCAATTTGTTATTGATGCTCTCACAATGTTTGACGAACCAATGTCGTCTGAAGTATTGTTATATTACTCTGACGAGTGTTTTGGTACGGCTGACGCTATTTACTACGATGAGGAGAAGAAACACTTACAAATACATGATTTGAAGACAGGTGTATCTAAACCATCGTTTAAACAACTCTGGATCTACTGCGCATTGTTCTGTTTGGAATACGACAAGAAACCAGAAGACCTATCATTCGAATGTCGATTGTATCAACTCGGTGCAATGGATATCGATGCACCAGACCCTAAAGATATACGTGCAATCATGAATCAGATTGTATCTATGTCTAATGTTATTGAAGGCGTTCGTATTGAACGTCGTATGCAGGGATTTAAATAAAACTTTTTATTTTCCAGGTGTATAATAGAGAGGAGGATGACTTAGATGTCGTTCTCTTCTTTTTATTTTTGGGCCTACCATGACAAACCCGACAAAAATTTCGCAAAAATAAATTTAGAAGATAATAAAGGATTTCTTTAAGTTGTGCAAGCTAGAAAACTGAAAGTAGTATATCACCTCGACGCAACTATTACACCTGCGTGTTATAAATAGTGTATAGCAACTTAAACGAAATTTAGAAAACAATGTATATCTTAACAACACTTAATACTCTTTTCAACATTGCTAGAACAATCTTGGGCTATTTCCTACTGCCAAAATAACAACCATACTTTTAAGAATCCAATTATCAATCACAAAATCTAAAAGAAAGTAAAACAAATTTTTCATCCTAAAGTGGGTTTTAGATTCGACTAGTAATACAGAATATCACAGTCATGGGTGATACTTTCTGTTGAGCACACAATTGTAGACGAATTAACTTTTTATTCATAACATCTCCAAATTAAAATAGTTAGTTAAAATTTCAGTCAACTTTTCATTTTTCAATGTCCTTTTTACATAATAATTTTCCTTCTTTCTACATTCAAAATTATATAAAACAGGTCTATGATTGTGTGTTCTGCAGAGAGTATCATGCTCTCTCTTAGTAAGAATCGGCTTGCTAAGAACTTTACTATTTTATTATTCTATATCGTGTGTTGATGGATTGAGACCGCAAAGACCAGTCCATCATATTTTGAGTTGCGGAGAGCTATGCTCTCTGTTGAGTATACTAACGGCTAATAATTAACTTCTTATTATTCCCTATTTCCCTATGAAACGATTTTTACCATTAGACGATTTATAATGTACCTCTTATAAAATATAAATATGTTCCGAAAACGGTCGTTAGTATGCTTTACAGAGATTATATCTCTACACTTTATTTGTCTTAAGGAGGAATTGAAATGACAAAGAAAAAAGACAACCTTACGGATTACATTGAAGAACGCCGTAAATGGTTGGAAGACCCTAAAGATGATGCTTGTAATTTTATTGCAGGTGAAATCTTGCCAACTGATTTGATTAACCCGCAAACTATGTTTGACGCGTATCGAAAATTAAATCAAACCTTTGTAGACAAAAACCACGATTATGGTGGTAGCTTTGAGGAGAGTTTAAATGATTTTGGAACAGTTGCTGGCGTTATTCGTATTGGCGATAAGTATAATCGTTTGCGGACGCTTACTAGAATGGATATTGGGGGAAGGGTTAGTGAGTCTCTTGCTGATACTCTTCTTGATATGGCTAATTATGCAGTAATGACTGCTGTATGGCTTCAAGGAATTGAGGAGGAAAGGAAACATCGTAATGAAACTGCTAAAAAGTAAAGGATTGACACAGGCTCTATGTGTAACATTATGCTTATTGTGTACTGTTGTATGTGTTATCTCTACAGGTATTACACAACAAAAAGGAAAACAAGTAAAAGAACCACTCAGCGCTAAGTCTGAACTACCTAAAAACCAGGTGATTGTCTATCGTATTTATTACAACGAAAAAGACTCACCTACAATTAAGGTTGAACACGGCGATGCTAACACACCTATTGATTTGAAAGGAACTGGAAATGGAAGCAACCACGGCGGCTAAGAAGATTACAGGCAAGAAGCTTGTACTTCGTTATATTGGTAAGACTACTGAAATCTTACAAGTAGCAAGTGATGTTCTTGTTACGAAAGATTGCATTATGTTTCTTGAAATGATTGACAATGTTGGACGACTACGTTCAGTATGGTATAGTCTTGATGGATTAGAATCATTCACTTATGGAGGCGATTTGAAGTATCTTGCTAGCGATAAAACAATTAAGATCTCGCCTAATATGTAAGGAGGATTTGTTATGAATGAAATTAAACTAGTTGTAAAACGTGTTGAAGAAGAACGCGATGAGTTGCAGAAGAAAGTTTATAAACTCGAAGCTGGTCTTAAAGTTCTTGACAAAACACCTTATGTTAACATTACTGAGGAACACTTAGAACTACTTAAAGGACAATTATCAGTTATGCATCAATATTTGGATATCTTGGAACGACGTTTAGAGTTGTTCAAGCAAGATATTAAATAACACAAGAAGGAGTTCTTTCCAGGGCTCTTTCTTTTTACCTCTCGTATAATAGAAAGAGAGGAATCATATTATGTTAGAACATTTAAAAGATAAAGATGTTAAGTTTAGATTTAATGAACTTTTTCAAACGTTAAGACGAGAAGTAGGCGTCATAGTAACGTATGCTGAAAGAGAAACAGGATATCTAATAACGGAAATTGATTACTTGTTAAAAGATGATGGATTTCAATTAAAAAGCGGAGGCTGCTATTTAGCAGGATTTGTTGATGATAACAATGATAAGGTGTTTATCATTGTATGTCGCCAAAAACGTATGGGTTATTATTTACAAAAAGCATCTATGTATGGTTTTGAAGTAGAATCTGTATGTTATCCTTGGGGCTACGGTGGTCAAGACTTACATTATCTAGATAAGTTATAATAAATTGCCAGTTCTCTGGCTTTTTTTTATCCAGCTATATAATAGGGAGACATCCCTAAGAAAAAATATTTATAGGAGGTCATTATCATGACTAAAGTTGAAGAAATTGTTACTGGAATTGAAGAGTACGCTAAAGAGAATTTTGATACAGATATTCTGAATCACTTTTCTAATGCGCCAAAAGGGTTACCTAGTGTTACTTCATTGGTGAACGACGATATTGAAGAGTTCATTAAAGAAGCAAACCTAGAAGCCTTGTTTAACGTGGAAGACAAGGATACTCAGAAGAAACTGTTGAGAAAGATTATGTATTTTAGCTACATTCAAGGATTGGGTAATGATGCTCAATCATTTATGTTAAAAGGTCTTATGAAGATTTTAGAAAAAGAAATGTAAGAATAGCACTAGCTTCGGCTGGTGTTATTTTTTTTTTGAAAGGATGTTGTTATGTTTAAATTTGATTATGATGGTTGTCAGATGTATTTCGTTGGATTACACAAGGTTGTTATTAATAAATACAATAATGGTGAGATATTTATTAAGATATTCAACGATACGAATAAAGATGATAAAATTCCTAATGTCATTGTTCGTTGTAAGGAATACGAAATCATCGACAAGAGTAAAGATTTAGAAATTAAGGAGTATTTAAATGGCATGGAGTGATATGTTAGGAGAGATGAAGGGTAAGTTGGATTCGGCTAAGAACGAGATGTCCAACCAAATATCCAGTGCACAAGGGCCTGAGGAATTAAAACAAATACATATCCCTGAGTTCCCTGACGTTAGTAAGATGACTAGTTCGGATATGTCTCAAAGGATTAGCCAGGCTACTGACGGCAATATTAATATCAGTGCGTCCACTATTGATGGTATTAAGAACTTTGCTAAAGGTATGAAGTTAGACTTGCCTGAGAAGAAGATTGAAACGCCAGGGCGTTCGGTTAGTATTGGTGGTATGAAGTTCGATATTAAATCAATCAAGCTTGGAGGGCCAGAGGGTATTAACTTAGATGCTTCTGAGATTAAACTTAACCAGGAACAAGGTAAGGGTGTGATGGAGCAGTTCAATGGTGGTAAGTCTATGGAAGAGATTGAGAACCTTGACTTTGAGAACATGACACCAGAAGAACAACAAGCTAAGATTGACGAGATTATGAATAATCAAAACAAGGGTATGGATATGAACAATATGGAAGCCAGCATGAAACCTAAGTTCGATGAAGGGACTCAGAAGGTTATTGATATGTTCACGAAAGGTAAGGGATTGAAATGATTAAGACTTATGTATTGTGTATTGGTGGTTTCTTTGTAGTATTGTTTATTTGTGACTTGATCAGCAGTGGTTGGAGGAAATGACCTCTTTATTTTATATTGGTATAATAGAAAGAGAGGAATATAATTATGATTAAAATTATTATTATTGTGATTGTTACTTATTTGTTTTCTAGAGATATTAATGTGATGTTGATAGGATTTAATAAGAAGTATAGAGAAAATACAAAACTAGCTATTAAACGAGCAGAGACTTGTGATAAAATGACAAGAAACCATTGGTTTAATTATCATAGTTGGGTAGAACGTGTACTTTATTATATGCTAGGCAAATATCCAGAAAGAATCTTGAAGATGCAAAGAAGAACTGGTTACACTTTTGAATATTTAATTAGTTGTGATTATTTTAAACTTTTTTATTAGTAAGTTTTTTGCTTTTAAGAAGAAAAGTGATAAACAATAGGGGGATATTTTGGATAATCGAACCATACTTAGAAATGCTACTATGGCTTATATGGATATGAGTGATAATATTGATGTTAGACAAGTTATTAAA